TCTACATTTTTATTTGTCCAATTAGACCAAGACTTGCCGTCTTCGAGTTGAACATCTAAGAATATTCTGAATTGATCGAGCGAGCATCCAAGACTCTTTTTTCTTACTCCAAGATTTGAAATTGATTGATGAAAGCAGTTTCTTTCCTCTCTGTCTGTTAACATTTTCACTTTCGGATCGTGGGCGATTTTGTTTCTTATTCTTTTGTATTTTTCTTTGATGTTTGCAATTTCTTTCTTTTTTGCTTCGATCATCTTTTCTAGCTTTTCGATTCCCTCAAGTTCTGATTGGATTTGTGCTTGCTCTGAGATTTTAAGCATATCTCCGAGATCGAGATCTGTTCTGTTACTCTTTACAGAGTTTCTTCCGTGATGTTTATTCCAAGCGTCAGATATTTTAACTTTCATATTTATTATTTTTAGCAATTTGATTTATAATTTTTATATTATAGTAATTTTATTTTGTGTCAAGCTTTTCTTTACTCACATCTGAAAAAAGATCAATTTTCTTTTCTGTCATAGATTTATACATAAAGAAGAAAGCAGGAATAAAAGTTAAAAGAAGCAAGATGTCGTAATTCATAATTTATTTTTGTTATATTAATTTAATGTTATATATACAATGTATCAGAAAATGGAGCAAAGTCAAGCGTTTTTTAAAAAAAGATTAATTATTTTTACTTTTGTTGTAAGTCGCTGGCCATCAAGGAGTTGCGAAAAATCGCCTAGGAATTTTTTCCCTAAATCGTTGGCATTCAGCGACTTAGGAAAAACTGGAGTTTTGTTTACTTACTCGAGAGAATAGGAGACTTGTACTTTACGCTTAAACGATTGGCTATTTCAATAGCTTGTGCGTAAGTTCTTGCTCCGTCAATTAGCTCGCCATTAAAGACGACATTAAACCAATTTGAGAAATTCGGGTTTCTGAATACATTTATCATTTTATTATTAAAGCAAGATTTTGTGATCGAGTCAAGGAAAAAGGTTATTTCTTCTCTCTTATTTCTTGAATGTAGTATTGTGCATTATCGCCATCTTTGCGTTGAATGCTTGTTTGGAATTGCAACTTTGGTTGAAGCGTCCGAATCATGCGAGCAACTTTTCGCCTTACTTCGTGCTTGTCTTCAGCTTGTATAGTTATTGCGTGATGCGTCTTGTCGATGTCAATGTACGACTTAGTGTTGCTATTCCATAAGGAAATTGCTTCGCCATCGAGGGAAGAGACATAAACACTTGCTACGAATGTTTTATTTTTAATCATATATATAATCTAATCTAGTTTTGGTTGAAAGTCAAGTTTTATTTTACTTATTTTTACTTATTATTGAAAGACAACATTAAAACGAAACTGATTTAAACCTTCGTCTTTCATGATCTTATTAAGATGAGATTGACTTGATGCAGTCCGAACCCTTGGGCGATCATTGCCGTTTGAGTCGATGCCTTGATCGAAAATCTTTACTGACCAATGGGTTGACCATTCTTTAATGCGAACTTGTATTTTATTATTCTTAATCATATATACAATGTATCAGACAAAACGGCAAAAGTCAAGTATTATTTTGATTTATTTTAACTTTTTTTTCATTTTGTTGTAAGCTGTTGGTATTCAACGAGTTACGCGAAAACGGCTAGGGCGATTTGCCCTAAGTCGTTGACTCTGTGCTACTTAGAACACAAGAGGATCGGGTAATGAATTAGGCGATGCGAACCAATCGGATGAGTCAATTACTTGCCCGTTTATTACAGGTTCGAATTTGAATTGGCAAACATCTGCATTCGCTATGCCGTTGACGCGTTCGCGTGTGGTGGGTGTGTTCCATCCTGCAAGCGACCATCTGACCAAGCCGTCAGCGTCACGCTTGACAATCGCGTTGCCATGTAACCAAACGGTGTTGCCGTCTGTGGTGGTGTTGCCAACTGTCTTGGCTTCGCCGCGTTCAAATGCTTGTTTAATTTGTTGTGTTACTTTTCGCATGATTCTTTTATTGCTGTTATGATTCCTATTATGAATGATATTATTATAATGTCAAGCATTATTTCAAGCCGTCTCTTAATTCGCTTAACTCTTTTGTTACCTTGCTGAATTCTTTATGAGCTTGTTGCAATGCGTTTAATGCGTCGGCAACGGCTTCACCTTGCGTAAGGGTTGCCATGTCAGATTCAGCAAGAAACTTTAGGTTGCCTTTAGCTTTGGACATTGCAAGCGAGCATTCGAGAGTCGGATATCTTTTTATTTTTTTATTTGTTTCTGTCATAGTATAGAGAGTAAAGAGTTTTTATTGATGCGTCAAGCTTTAAGCGAATAAAGGATGAATTCTAATGTTGCGAGGATACCAAGCCATTGTTTTCTGTGATCTATACAGACGACAAAGCACTTGTTTACCTAGGCGATCATCTGTAAACTCTTTGATCACTTGGTAAGTATTATTATCTCTTGCGAGTACGACATCATTTTTTTTATACATATTTTATATTGGTTATTTAATTAATCTTATATATACAATCTAACACATTCTGACCAAAAGTCAAGCCCATAGCAAAAAAACTTTGTGTCGTAAACTATTGATTATTATATACTTATGAAAACATAGAAAAAAAAGTTAAAAAAAGTTTTAATTATTAGTTATTCTGTACCCCCTACCCCCTTATGACCCTACCCATTAAATGAATTCATTTTTCGATCGCATTGTGCAATAGCCGCCGGGGGTGCCTTTTTTCAATATGAAATGCAACCTAATAAATTATAATATATTGCTCAAGCCAAAAAAAATCCAGCCACTATATAAAAACAACTTAAATAAGTGTATAATATATTAGTAAAATGGCTCGAAAACGTAAAAAAACCGAGATAACAGATGAAGATGAGATCAAAAAGATCGCATCTTCTCTGCACAAAAGAAATGTCAAGCTGAAAAAACTAAGCCTAACTGACAAACAAATGGCTTTATTAAAGATAATATTTGATAAAGAAACCAGTATTGTATTCATTAGTGGCCCTGCGGGCACAAGTAAAACTTATATAGCAATATATGGAGCATTACAATTATATAATATGAATAATGATCGCGGCATCACATATGTACGCACAATCGCAGAAAGTGGCGAAAAAAGCCTTGGCGCACTTCCTGGAGAAATGGCTGAGAAGATCAATCCATATATGATGCCTATGAATGAAAAGCTTGATGAGCTTTTGGTTCCTGGCCAAGCCAGTATTTTAAAAGAAAAGGATATTGTAAAAGGTATGCCTGTAAATTACCTTCGCGGAGCCAGTTGGATGGACGAAATCGTAATCGCGGACGAATCTCAGAATTTCACATTCAAAGAGCTTACTACTTTAATGACCCGACTTGGTCGCGGCAGTAAATTGATCATTTGTGGCGATCCAATGCAAAGCGACATCAATGGAAAAAGTGGATTTGCAGATATGTATTCTATTTTTGATGATCAAGAAAGCAAACAACGAGGTGTACATACATTTCATTTTGGAGCAGAAGATATAATGAGAAGTGAAATATTAAAATATGTAATAACAAAAATACAAAATAAAAAATGAGTGTTTTTAAAAGCTCCAATGATTCCGAACCTCATATTGGAGTTGGCGAAATGAATTCTTTTTTGTATGATGCGCTCGGCCGCAGCTACAACTATAAGCGGGAAGTTGATCATATTTTTACATCGGCCGGTGCTCTTGGAGTAGATTTGCCAAATGGAAACTCTATAAAGCCTCATAAATTTAGCGAATTTTATGGAGCGCAAGCTGGAAATCCATATTGGGATAATGATATAACTAGGTTGTTCGCCGCAACTTATTGGACGAGGAATGTTCCACACGAAGAATTATTTAGTGAAAAAAATAGTACAGCAAGTTACTCTCTAGGCGAAGGGGCAATTTTTAATGGAGGAGGGAAGTGGGTAACTTATGGAGTGACATCCTACTACAACAACACAACCTCAGAGATGCCCTTTTTTCCTGAAATCGACAATATTCTAATGCCCTATACAGTTCAGCGGATTAATGCTGGTTTTGATATGCAAACACTTACATCAAGTTATCCAGCGAGAACTGGGCCTACGCGAGCATTCCACGCGAATGGTAGCTCAATATATGGCGATGAAACTTGGAAACCAAAAGCCATGTTTGCTTTGTACCAGAATGGATCATGGTACAATTTTCTAGCGTCAATTGGTGCTAGTTTTTCACTTGTAGGAGGCCTAAGTTGGAGTACTACAAATTACCTATTTGATTCTCAACCAGAAATCTCCTTTAGAGATGCGTATAGGGAATTTTTTGATAACTATCCCACTTTCAAAGGTAGTACTCAAAGATATGATTATTTTGGCAGAAACGATTTGCAAGATACCTCTGTATTGATAAATTTAGACAATTCAATTATAAAACTTCATGATCCTGGTCATGCAGTTACAGATAACAGCGACAGGATTTTATTATACAATGAACATATTCCATTTAACGGAGTAAAAACAGTAGATAATTGGGATGGAATGTATCACCAGGTTTGGATGATGAAAACAAGCGAAGCAGAATCTGAAAACTCTATATCTGTAGACAATGCCCCTTGGTATCAAAAAGTTGGCGCTCACGCTCACGGGTATATTGAAATTAGAGCTCACAATGGTTTGAAATATCATATAGAAAAAGAAGTTATTAGCGGAATAACAACTTATTCAGTAAAAAATGAATCCAATCAGGTTTTATTCTCTCAAGGAAGCTCTTCTTCTTCCGGAATAGCTTCTGCAAAATCTCAGGCTATTGCTTATTGGGAGAATTTACATTTTAGAGGTAATGACTATGATATAAACCAGTCGTCCTATGTATTTGAAGATGGAATCGAGGATTTATGGAAGCTTCAAGGAAGAAAAACTTACAATCACGATTGGATATTTTCTAGACATTCAAGGTGGCAAGATGATGGACAAAATTACAATATCGCGCCGTACAATAATTACGAACTTCTTCAAGATCCTTCTAGCGCTTTATCTAGATACCGAAGAGATCAATTTATTGGATCCCTAAAGAAGGCGGGTTATGCGATCTATAGTTATGATTCAAGCTCCACTTATTCTGCTTCAGAATATGTTTTTTATAATTCTGGAGTTTATGTATCGAGAGGAAACGTTCCAGTAAATCAACCCCCAGTAACAGCAAGTGGCGGTACTAATTTTTTATATTGGAGCAGAACTTCAACCAAGACAATCAACCATAAACATATCCCTAGGTTGGACAAATCCACAGGATTAAAGCTTTATTTGAATTACGAAATTGATATGCAAATACAAGATAAAATCCAAATCCAAAGAGCAGCTAGATTATGGGAACAAATAATACAAGATGATATTGAAATTGAAGTTTACATATTCCCATCTTCAAGGGCAAGAGCAGTCGGTGGAGTTCTAGCGTCCGCAACCCCTTTTAGAAGCGTCCAGGGCAACTATCTAAGCAACCCATTATACCCAAAAGCAAAAGTTGATCAAATTCTGGTCTTTATTGATACCGAAGACATTTATCACCCAAATGCCAGCGGAAGAAATATTGTATCAAACCCAATTATACCTGGTGCTACTGAGCTTTTTTATATTATGTTTCACGAAATTGCTCATGGACTTGGATTGGGTACGAACTGGAATGAAGATTCGATTGACGGTTTCAACTATGGTGATTTGTATAATTTTTTACATACAAATTCTTATGGAGCTCAATATGGAGGTCAAGCAGTCGGGTATAGAGGTTCGAATTGTCTAAGGGAGTATCAAGTCGCAATGCAGAATGCTCAATACATTAAGGTTTACAGCCCTTCTGCTCGAAATATTATTACTGTAAATTTTAATTATTTATCTAATCCAGTTTATACCGACTCAGTACCCATTCAAGATAGTAGTCAGGAGGATACTCTTTTAGGTATAGATTATGGGGGGCATTTTTCAGAATTTGCAAAAGTTAATGGAGTGTCTGACTGGGAATCTGAAGCAAACTCTTCTCCAGAAACTTATATTCAGCCAACCTTTGGGGATGAAATTATGAGCCCTATTTACAATAACCCGCGAGCCCCTATTTCAAAAATCACTTTAGGGGCAATTGAAGATTTAGGTTACACTGTGGATTATGGTTATGGACAAACAAATGAAATACCAATTGGTTATACCGGAACTGCATATCTGCATTATTTTTGGTATCAACAAATGACCGCTACTGAAAAAGCTTTTTATAATAATGATCTAAGTCAATTTCTCGAATCCAACTCATCAAGTTACGATGGGCAATTAAACGAGGGTCCGCATGTAAGAAAATGCAGCTGCAAGAGGGGGAGGAAGCATTAATACACAGCTAATAATTGAATCTTTTTTGACTGAGCCACCTAGCGAAATCTCTTGTTTTCGCGATATTACATTATATGCAAAAACTTATATTTTTGATGATATTTTACTTTTATGTCCGACTGGAACTCGCGGCGCATATTGGAATTGGATAAAACAACATGGTGCGCACGATTTTATTTCTCAATTAATAATAGAACATGAAAAAGAGCCTGGATGTACGATTGGCGTATCTCCAGGCTCTAATATAGTTACAGATCGTATAACCTGCAACAATTTAAATCAAATTATTAATTCGCTGATTGAGTTTCGGGCTTAACTTGATCAACAGCCTCCTGAGCAAGCTCTTCAGCTTTCTTGTTCGCGGCTTCTATAATTTCACTAACTTGTTCATCTTTAAGTTTTTCAACTTCATTTCTAGCTTGTTCTAGGGCTTTATTTTGAGATAACTGAATTATAGCATTTAGAGATACTTGAGATAATGCTTCTCCGAGTGTAGCTCTTGATAGAAATTCATTTGCTATGATCATCGCAGCATTTTGGCGTTCAGGTGAAACTTCAGGGTCTTTCGATTCTGTATTTTGTGATTCTGTATTTTGATCTGTCATATTGTATATTATGTATATTTTTTTAGATTTAAAGTTTTTTAATAAAAATTTAGTTTTTCTTTTTTATGGAGTTGAAAATTAAAAGATCATAATACAATTGTTTTTGCAGTGTATTATTTTCTTGATTCAATTGTTTTATTTGTTGGTTTTGTTTTTTGATTGTTTCAAACTGTTCCCATATAAGCCAAGTTCCGTAAAAAAACAACAGTAAAATGCTTATTTTTGTTAATGGTTGATTCATGTATATACAATAATATTAAAATATTTTATATATTCAAAATATGATATAGTTTTGTTTCAAAAGATACAATAAGTAAAAATAAAATAAATTATGCAGAAATTCTGCAATCATCTTTTAATAACTTTAGTGTATTCTATAGAAATGGCAAATATTAGTATATCAGACCTCGATCCTCTTCCGGGCGGTTATTTATCAACAGACCTCGTAGTGGTACAAAGGGATACCCAGGCATACAAACTCCCTATATCTGACCTTTCTAGCGCTGTAAATGCGGCAAGTAGATACGTTGATCAAGCTTCGATTAGCATATCCGCACATAATCTTAGCGAATTTAAAAGCGGAAAGAGGATCTCGTTTAGAAAAAATGGACTACTTAACCAAGGTTCCTCGTTTGTAATTCAAATGAATTTTGACAATGGCGGAATGGCACTAGTTAAAAATGTAAATACAAGCGAAATAAATGGAGTTGGAGGTTTGATTCCTTCCAATAGGCCTTATCAAATTTTATTTAAAACTTTAAGCGGAGACGTATATGCGGATATCATTATTGATAGCGCAAGCGATTCTGTAAGCTTCGAAAATATATATGTAAAGTCAGGGGTAACCACAAGTTATCAAGCTTCGTCTATCGCAGACTCATTAAATACATCTTCATTAAGATCTAGCGATACTCAATTAAGCGCATCAATTATAGCGTCAATTGTATCCTAATTGGATTTTCTCTTTTTACTTTTTATTCTTTTGATTTCTTCTGGGAGAATTTTTATAACCTCCTCAGTTTCATTTTCCATCATCATTTCAGCCGGAGTCAAACCGTTTAACTGCGCATTTTCAGTCTTTAACCAGCAGGTTGATTGATACGAATTTAAATTTTTACTCAAAAGTTCAAGAATAGATTTTTGCGACATGTAATATATTACACTAAAAAATATTTTTTTAAATTTGGGAGTGTATATATAGCAATGGGGCCGATATTGAATACAATTATTGGGGCAGGAATAAAATTAGCCTGCAATTTTATAAATGCATGGTTAGAGCAAAAAAGGCAAGATCAACTGGCATTGGCTGCGAGAGACGATAAAATGCTTCAAGCTTTAATTGATCAACAAACGAAAACCGCTAGTGATCCATTTGTTAAAGTTACTCGTAGGATACTTTTTATGAGCATTACTTTTACGATGTGTTTTTTGATGATTTATTACGCAATGAATCCGCATATAACTTACAATTTGATTGTCCCAAAGGGAGATAATGCAAAATGGGGTTTCTTCTCTTGGATTCTAGGAGGCAAAGATTGGGAGATAGTGCAAATGACTGGAGGCTTAATGCTTGCATCGTTTATGGATTTATGTTTTATGGTGGTAGGCTTCTACGCGATACCAAGTAAAAGAAGATGAGGGTTTTAGGTTGCTTTTTTATATTGTTCTTAAGTTCTTGCTCATCTAAGCTAAGGAATATAAAGCTAAATCCAGCGCCAGTTAAAAATGAATTTAATTCAATAGATTCAAATAGTGATTTGACTATTTCTCCAGACGAGTACAATTTTTACAAGCAGGCTGAATACAATTCAATCGATCCTATTGGATGGTTTTTTATTATTTTTGGATTAGTATTTCTATTTTCTGTTGTTTTAGGGTATTTTGTAAAGAGTAAATGAGTACAAGTTTAGATATTATTACCGTGCTAACAGGCGTTGTCTCTGCCGCAACTGCCGTATTAGGTGTTTGGTTGAAAGTGAAGTATGACGAGAGAAAACATAAGCAATTAAACTACGATCCGAGTTTACACAGCAATGTCGTTACCGCCTTGGAGTTCATCGTGAGGGAAACTAGTGCGGATAGAGCTTATATACTAGAATTTCACAATGGAGAGCAATATTTTTCAGGCAGGGGGCAACAAAAATTAAGCTGCACATATGAATGTGTGAATGACGGAATAAGCGTTGAGTGTCAAAATCTCCAAAATATAAGGGTGTCAAATTTTCACGGATTAATGAATTCTATTTCCAGGCAAGAAACATTTTCGTGTCCAGATACAGAAGAGTATATAGGCGATTTTACGTTCAAGTCCTTGCTTCAGTCTAAAGGTGTAGAAAGTATGTTTGCCAGACCAATAAAAACTTTGAATGGAAAAATTATAGGAATACTTTGCTTGGAGTATGTAAAAGAAAAGCGTAAGTGGGGGCATGATTCCGAGGAATTTATAAAAAAGCAAGCGAATCTCGTTAGTGGGTATTTGATATAATTACATTTTTAGCTATAATATATTATTATGGCTTTTTCTTATTGTCCTCATTGTGGTTTTAAAAATATGTACTCCTTGCAAGCGCCAAAATTTTGCGGCGGCTGCGGGGAAGGTTTGAGTTTATTAAGCGCTTCCAAGCAAATAAAAACAGCGACTTCTGTCCCAACAACTCAAAGTAAACAAAAACGAAAAGCGCTTAGTCGAGCTCCTATAGAGCTGGAAGACGATCCTGATGGATTAGATATTTACGAAATTCCAGATATAACTAAATTATCTTATTCTATCCAAATTGATAAAAATAAATTCAACTTAAAGGATATAATCCCCCTTGAGGATTTAGAAAATTTCAAAGAAGAGCCCAAAAAGAAAAAGAGCCGTGGCCGACCAAGAAAAAAGTAATTATACTTACGAGGATAAGGCGAAAGAAATTGACCAAGAAATAAAAAAGAGAAGAGGCAAATGGTTTCTAGATTCATTGGCCTGGTTTGACTTTGAAGATGTAGAGCAAATTATAAAAGCTCACATATATAAAAAATGGCATCAATGGGATCAAAGCCGATCCCTTAAGCCTTGGATGAATAAGATTATAACCAATCAAATGAAGAATATTCTGCGCAATAATTACAGTAACTTTGTTAGACCCTGTCTTAACTGCCCGTTTAATCAGTCTTGCGCCACAAAAGACGGAGGGGAGGCTTCGTTATGCGGATTCACGAAGAGTGGCTTGCAGGATTCATCGTGCCCTCTTTACTTGAAGTGGGAAAAAACCAAAAAGTCCGCTTACGGCATAAAGATGGCGCTAGCTTTAGATAATCATAGTCACGAGGTTCAAGCTATGGAGGATAATAATTTTGACATTATGGAGTCTCAGGGGAAACTTAATAAATGCATGAAGCGAGAATTATCCAAAAAGCAGTATCTTGTTTACGAGTTATTATTCATCAAGCATATCGACGAAGAAGAGGTCGCTCAAAAGATGGGGTACAAAACAAGCGAAAAGGGCAGGAAAGCTGGGTATAAGCAAATAAAAAACCTTAAAAAAATCTTCAAGCAAAAAGCTCAAGAAATTTTAAAAAATGAAGATATTATTTCTGTCAGGGGAGTTATACCATGGAGCTAACCGACGAGCAAAAAACATTAATTCAGGAGAGCTCTAAGACTATATCGGATCTAACCGAGTTAACTAGATTAGCTTTTCCCGAGTCAGCAAAAATTGACGGCAGAAGTAAACAGGGTCGGTCGGTTCGAGCATTTTTAGCTCAAAATAAAATCGACTACGAAACTAAACATTTGGAGCCGAAAGAAATTATCGCTCTAAATGAAGAACAAAAAGAATTCACCACCCAATCGATAAAAGACGGTATGAATTGCGCGCAGATTGCAACCATACTATTCCCAGAAGTGAGGGTAACTAAAGTAAGTAAAGAATATCTTGCTGTTTTTCAATTTGTAGATGCATCTCAAGAAATAAAGGTACCGTCCATCGAAGACGCTGTGCACAAAAAGTATTCACCGCCTAAAGCAGAAAGCAAAATAATTAAAAAAATTAATGATTGTTGCCAAAAAACGATAAATGAAAATAAATTATCAATGATGGAGAGAAAAAGCATTGAGGCTTTGGCGACTTTTCTAGCTTCACCGAGATTTATTCAAATTATTAATAATTACGATAGCTCAGAAGATAGAGATCTATTTGAAGCAGAATTTGTTCGGGCAACATGGGATAAGCCTGATTTAAGTAATGATGAAATTAATTTATATATTAATGTCTGCATGGATTATATTCACTTAAAAAACATCCAAGGAGCGATCAATAAACTAAATAGAATGTTTGACGACGCCGAAGATCAACAGGATTTAACTGTTCGCCTGGCCGAACTTTTGAAAACAAAAAGCGAAGAATACAATCAATGCGAAAAAAGAATGGAATCTTTAATTCAAAAATTACAGGGAGACCGTTCGAAAAGGGTGTCTTCTCAACACAAACAAAATGCAAGCATTCTTTCTCTCGTGCAGCTATTTCAAGAGGAGGAGGAGCGAAAGGTCATGATTAAAATCGCTCAGCTGCAGAAAAAAGCCGCAAAGGATGAAGCTGATAAACTTGAATCTATGCCAGACTGGAAAGCTAGAGTTTTGGGAATATCTAAAGAAGATGCAATATAAATTCTATGAAAACAATAACCATAGAAAAACAATATTTCAAGCCCACATCTACAGAAAAACAAGAATCTAAATTCATAGATAAAAGCGCACTCGGGTTTGGGTGGAGGCCCGGTCAGGAAAGGTTTAAGTTGATCATTAGATCGTGCTTTATTGATGGCACAGGAGTTTCTGAAGCGCTAAAGCTTTCTTTTTGTCGAGATGTGGAGGTGCAAGATTGCGAATTCCTAGGTGGTTATGAAGATTGCGTTGATATTGTGCGCGGAGAAAATATATCTTTCAAAAATTGCCATTTTATATCCCAAAATTCTCGACAACACATAACGTGCAAAGGGGGCGCAAGAAATATAAGTTTTACGAATTGCAAATTTACTGGGGCGTTTAAAAATTGGTGGAATGGAGCTTGCATTGATTTAGGTAATTGGACAGATTATGATGACGTAGATCGACCAAGGGTTAGGGGTGTGAGAATTAAAAATTGCATTATGAAGGATGTGTGCACTCAAGTTTTATATAGAAAACTTTATTCTGAAAAACCTGAAGTTGAGAATAGTTATGGTATTAAATTGAATATTCCAAATGTATTTGTGAAAGTGTTTTGGGCATTGCAAAGAATGAAGCTGCTTGGAGAAAGAAGAACATTCGATGAGGATTGGTTAAAAGTTTATGATTTCGAATTATGATCGCTTGCAAAATATGTTCAAAAAAATTCGAGACCGAAAAAGAATTACATTTTCATTTGAAGTCTCACAAGATTACTCTTGCGGAATATTATGTGAAATATTATCCTCGATATAATTTATTGACAGAAGAACCTCTACCGTTCAAGACAAAAGAACAATATTTTAGTAAAGATTTTAGCTACAGGAAACAATTACTTCAATGGTGCGAACAAGAAGATTGTAATACAGTGAGAGAATATATTCTTAATATGCTTAAAAAAAGAATTAAGCATAAAGAATTAAAATTTGCACCATTTCATTTGGAATTAGTTGTCAATGATTTTCCAGGAGTAGACATTTACCAAAAACATTTCGGATCGTACACTCAGGCATGCCAAGAAGCTGGGGTCGAACCTATGTTTGATTGCAGGTTGCCTGCTGAGTGGAAAAATGAAGTTAAATCAAATTTAGAAATATTTATTGACACTCGAGAACAGCAACCTTTATATTTTAAAAATTCTAAATCATTAAAGTTAGATTTTGGGGATTATGCGGTTGGTGGAGATGATTATGATTATACATATGTAGATCGAAAAGGAGAGCAAGATTTTAAGTCAACTTTAAGTAAAAATAATTATCAAAGATTTAAAGCCGAGTTGCAAAGAGCAAGAGATATGGACAGTTATTTATTTGTAGTTACAGAAAGTGATTTATTCCAAATAGATAAAAACAATAAATGGTCGCCGCACCGCTCAAATTTAAAATATATATATCACAATATGAGAGTTCTTGCGCACGAATTTGCAGGTCACTGTCAATTCATTTTTAGCGGAAGCAGGGGCCAATCAGAAGAATTAATTCCAAAAATTTTAACATTAGGTAAAAAATTATGGAAAGTTGATTTACAATATTACATCGACAATAAACTTATATAATGAGCTGGGAACCAGGAAGACAAATATCTAGAAAATCTGAAAGCGATTTTAATGAAGAAATTTTAAAGAAAGAGGGGTTTATAGAAGAGAAGGAAGCTAAGCTTTTATTATACCAGTTTCTAAGAGAAAATATAACATTTTCTGCAGATTTGATCAGCGGAGTAAAATTGTTCCCCTTTCAGCATATGGCTATCAAGGCCATGTTCGAGACGGATTATTTTATGGGGGTTTGGAGTCGTGGGATGAGTAAATCTTTTACTACCGCGATTTATGCTTATATGGATGCTATTTTAAATCAAGGTGTTGAAATTGGTATTCTCTCAAAGTCATTTAGGCAGGCAAAAATGATATTTAAAAAGATCGAGGATATTGCTTCAAAGCCTGGTGCGTTATACTTATCTCAATGTATCACTCATAAATCGAAAAGCAACGACGAATGGTTGCTTGAAATAGGCTCTAGTAGAATTCGAGCTTTACCTCTTGGTGATGGTGAAAAACTTCGTGGATTTCGATTTCATAGAATCATTATTGATGAGTTTGCTTTGATGCCAGAAAGAATTTATAATGAGGTTATTATTCCGTTCTTGAGTGTTGTTGAGAACCCAACCCAAAGGGAAGAGCTTTATAATTTAGAAACAGAATTGATCACAAAGGGCGAAATGCAAGAAAGTGAAAGGCATATTTGGCCTAATAATAAACTTATAGCTCTTTCTTCTGCAAGTTATAAATTTGAATACATGTACAAAGCTTACGAGCAATTCGAAAATTTGATTAAAGTAGGAGGAGACAAGGAGTCGGATGCTCATAGAATAATTATGCAATTTAGTTATGACTGCGCCCCAAAGCAATTGTATGATAAGAATCTTTTAGAGCAAGCTAAATCGACCATGAGTCAGAGTCAATTTGACCGAGAGTTTAATTCGATATTTACCGATGATAGTAGCGGCTATTTCAAAACATCGAAAATGGCAACCTGCACTTTGCCAGACGGAGAATCGCCAAGTATAGAGGTTGCTGGAGACCCTGGGGCTAAATACATTTTAGCTTTCGATCCAAGTTGGGCTGAAAGTGAAAGTAGTGATGATTTCGCGATGATGATCTTGAGATTAGATGATGAAAAAAAGATTGGAGTCGTTGTCCACAGTTATGCATTAAGTGGAGCAAATTTAAAACAACATATTTATTATTTTTATTATTTGTTAAAACATTTTAATATTGTATCTATTATTGGCGATTATAATGGTGGAGTTCAATTTATAAATGCTGCAAATGAGAGTAGTTTATTCAAGGAAAATAAAATAAATATAAAATGCTTGAATACAAATTTTGACGATATAGAAAATTATCAAGACAAATTAAAGGAGGGAAAAAAAGAATACAACCTGGAGAATAATACGATTTGTTATTTACGTAAACCGACCAGTCAATGGATACGCCGAGCAAATGAATTACTTCAAGCTAATTTTGATCATAAAAGAATATTCTTCGGGTCAAGAGCAATTAATGACTCTTATAACGAGCAAAGAAATAAAAAAATACCAATTCAGGATATACATTTTTTAAGAACTTCTCAGAGCTTAGGCAAGCAAACCAATAGCGCCAAAATGATTGACTTCGTGGAGCATCAATTTGATATGTTAAATCTAACAAAAACAGAGTGCTCTTTAATTCAAATCACAACCTCTTCTGGAGGTACGCAAAACTTCGATTTGCCACCAAGTTTAAAGCGGCAAACTGGCCCGGAGAAAGCGAGGAAAGATAGCTATTCCGCCCTAGTACTTGGAAATTGGATGATAAAACTTTATTATGATATAGTGAATGTCAAGATAGAAAACGCGAATTACTCCTTTACTCCCATGTTTATAAACTAAGTGTAACATTTATGGAAATGGATATACCATATAAATACAAGACTACTTTTGATAATATCATTGTCGCATCTAGTGATTTTGAAAATTTAAATATCAGCAAGGCTTCACTCGAGCCCCTTAGACCTTTAATCCCGGAAGATATTAATCTTGACAGAAATATCGATCTACTCGGAATTGCATTTAATGCCGCCGTTGTGAATAAATTCAATAAAAACGGAGATGGCATTGATAGCGAAACTGCGGTAGCTGTAAAAGATTACTTTATTCACAAGCCAACTAATATCGAGCATAATCGAGATAAAATTGTTGGACATATCGTTTCTGCGGGATTTTCAAAATATGGAGATTCCTCAGATTTATTATCGAATGAAGAGGCTCTTTTGGAGGAAAATGCATATAATATAGCTTTAGCAGCAGTAATTTACAAAACCGCCAGTAAGGAATTTGCAGATTTAGCGATCAATTCGACAGATGAATCTAGTGATTACTATAATACAGTTTCTGCAAGTTGGGAAGTTGGTTTTAATGATTATGTAATCGCCGTTGGTGGCGACGATCTGTATAAATCTTCAATCGTCTCAGACCCTCAAGAAATAGAAGCTTATTCTCCATATTTAAAATCTCTTGGAGGCAAAGGTTGCTTGAGTGACGGCAGAAAAGTTAATAGGCTTATTGTCGGCGATATATACCCCCTAGGAATTGGGTTCACTTCAAATCCAGCTGCAGATGTGCAAGGTATTATAGCGGAAGATCAACAGAATTCGACCCCATCGCGAAGCCCGCGAGAATCTATCGAGAAGATTATCGTAAAAAGTAAAAAAATTTCCCATTCATCCAAAGAGGATGTATTAAACAAAGAACCTAATAATAATTTAATTATGGATAAAGATCAACTCATTAACGAATTCCGAGCAGCTTTAGATGAAAAGCTTGGCAAGCAAGATTTTTCTGAAGAAAGCGTCGCTAGCATCTCCAAGGTGTTTATCGAGGCTATCAGAGAAAAAGGCGAACAGTATGTTGCCGACCTTGAAAAAGCTAAAGCTGAAAAAGAAGAAGCTGTTCAGGCTCAAAGCTCTTTACAAGACAAAGTAAATCAAGTAGAAGAGCAACTCTTATCAACCAAACAAAAACTTGAAGCCCTTGAGCAAGAGAACACCGCTCGTGAAGCTGAAGTTCGTTTCAATGCACGCATGGAAATGCTCAATGAGATTTATCAATTAGATGAAGATGATTCTAAAATCGTCGCCTCAGAGCTTTCCTCGCTTGATGCAACCGAAGAAGGTTTCTCAGAGTATCAAGAAAAACTTTCAAAAGTTTGGAAGCATAAAAACAAAGAATTTATCGCAGCTGAACAAAAAGCGTTTGAAGATCGCGTAACTCAAGAAGTTGAAAAACGTCTCGAGACCGTTCAAGCTACAGAAGAGACTTTAGAAGAAGATTCTCAGGAAGATTCGGTTGAAGTCTCTGAAGCCTCACAAACTGAAAATGAAGAATCTTCGGACGAAGTTGAAGAAACTCTCGACAATCTTCAAGTTGAAGAAGCGGCAATCGTTAACAATAACGAAAGCTCTTCCGAAGGAGAATCTCTTCGTGATCGATTCGCGAAGACCTTCAAAGAATCAGTTAAAATTTCATACTAATATATAAAAGAAAAAAATTATGGCAAAAAGAATACTACCATACCGTGACTACAGTGAACATGACGTTTTGAATCTGTTCTCTCTCGACACCAGCGCTTATACTATCGCTAACGCGAAGTCTGACGCTGCTGCAGGAGAGGCATTTGATTCAGGTGTTGTGGTCAAAGTAAAAACAGGTGAACTGCCCGGTGATATGAACAACGCAGATAGCGGTCTCGCGACCTCAGGTGATCTTAGAGATTACTTGGGAGCAAGTCCAACAAGTGCGCACATCGGATACAATGCATACCCCTATAACGGTATGACAGTTGAACCTGCTGACGCTGGCGAAGTAGCCGTAGGAATCACATTACGTGAAACCTTGGCATACGACGAAAATGGAGAAAAACTTCTCTATTATAAACAAAAATTGGACGAAGCTCAAGCAGTTCTTCCCGGTCAAACAGTTCCTGTTTTGACAAGAGGGTTAGTTCTTCTTGATTCTAATGCAGTAACAGGCGATCCTGCTGTCGGCGCACAACTTGAAGTTGCTACTGATGGAACTTTGGTTGCAGACACATCAGCAGGCAATGCAATGGTCGCTACTGTTTTAGCAAAAAGCGGTTCCGATAAATTCCTCTGCAAAATCAGCTTCTAAGAAAGGAAATTTAATATAATGAAAATTACTTTAGACAGAACACCCGAGCAAGTCGAGCTTATCAAAGCTATGGCTTCGAAAAACAGAGAAGTTGCTTACGAAGCTCAAACTGCATTGGCTGAATTTATTGGTCCAGTTTTAGCGGAAGTTGTTAACACAGCTCCTACAGTAAGTAACATGTTTACTAGCCTTCAGTTCAACAGCGATGAGAGCCCAAGTATTCCTTTGGATCTTTATCACGACATTACTGACGAAGATTACATTCAAGTTTGGAGTCAATCCGTTCCAGGAGGTCTTCCTACTAACCAAGTCGCTCCTTCACAAAGCGAGCTTAAGTTCACAACTTATACTCTCGACAGTGCATTAAGCTTCGATAAGCGCTACGCTTCTCGTTCAAGACTTGACGTTGTAAGCAAGACTTTCACACGTATGGCTCAAGAAGTTCTTCTTAAACAAGAAAAAACTTCTGCCAGTATGATTATGACTGCTTTGGCTAACGCAACCACAAATAATGACAAGCACGTTATTCGTTCCGCTCAAGCTGGAAGGTTCTTACTTTCAGACTTGAATAAGCTGTTTACTAGAGCAAAAAGAATTAATACTTCTTGGACTGGTGGAACACCTGCTGATCGTCGTGGGCGCGGAATTACCGATATCTTGGTTTCTCCTGAAATCGTAGAAGAAATTCGCGGTCTAGCTTATAACCCCATCAACACCCAAGGCTCTAACACCGATATCGCTGGTACAGACAGCATGCGCGACGCTATCTTTAATAGTGCTGGCATTCCTGAGTTCTATGGCGTATCCATTCAAGAGTATAATGAAATGGGTATTGATCAAGCGTGGAATAAAGTCTTCGACTCTTCCTCGAGTGGTTCTTATGACGACCATTATTCGGTTGCAACTAGCCCCGCAAAGACAACCTTTACGCAGGCAGAAGAGCAAATCCTTGTCGGTGTTGATCTTAGCCGTGAGTCTATGATTCGCGCAGTAGCTACCGATTCCGAGTCCGGAGACGAGTTTAGTCTTGTATCCGATGACCAATTCGTAACACGTCAATCTAAGATTGGTTACTACGGTTCTCTTGAAGAGGGACGTATGATCATCGACGACCGCGTATTACTTGGTCTGATCGTTTAATTTAAATAGAATTAACGTTTTATAAAAGTCCACCTCAGGCAACTGGGGTGGATTTTTTATTTAAAATCATTATTATATAGTGTATTAAAATACAAAGGAACAAGGTACAATTATGGCAAATAAAAAAACAACTAAAAAAACGAGCAAAGCTGCGGCCAAAAAGGCCCCAAAGCTTGAAGAACTCAACCAAACAAACGGAAAGAGCTATGAGGATCAAGTAGCCAAAGCTAAGGAGTTGGAAGAAATTTTGGGCATCGCTAAGATAAACCCTTTTAAAACAAATGACAAAAGAATCTTTAAAGATATGCTTGAGGATATGAATTTGACTGATCTCCAGGCTTTTGCGGTAAAAGTTGGGGTATTTCCCTCCGGAAATAAAACTGTATTGAGAAATAAAATAAAAAAAGCTTTTGATTCTAGTTTACATGGGCAAGGAAGTGTTCAAATTATGGGGGAACCTATTAATCTTGACCCTAGAAACCCAAAACACAAAGAGGTTATTGATTATTTGAAAGGTTAATTATGGTCTCGGGTCAATATAGCGATACAATTGTTGGGGCATTTGCTGAAAAGGTTTATGATGAAGAAATTGGTTTTCATTTATCGGGAGACGCAAGAGATGTCGAAATAGGTTTAATTGCAAACTGGGTTGAGGGTCACTTCGGGGAATTAAATAATTTAATCTTCACGTCCTTGAGTGGTTATAGTCCAGTTGAATTTAATCTAGAAGAACAATCAATTATGCGAGAATTGTATTTATCTGAATATAATAGGAAAGCAGAAAGGCAAGTGCTAAGAGGTATCGACGGAAGTAATGGGCAAAATGAGTTTCAAGTTATACGAGAAGGGGATTCTATGATCCAGAAGTCAAACAAAAATATTACTGCAAAAAATTATCATGCAGCTTATAGAGCTTCACAGGAAAGGGTCAAAGAATTAGTTCACTCTTACAACCTGTATGGCGCGATACCAAACCAAGTTGCCGGAAAAGACGCGCCGATTAGCGGCAGTAATGGAGAAATAGGTGGATATTATTCTTAAAGCGGTGTAATAAATATTATGAAAGAACCTCTAAAAGAAAAATCATCTGCAGACACAAAATTCAACAATAAAAAAGTAAAATCTGAGTTATTTCACATCTGGAAAAAAGCCAGGGTCATGTATGATATGATTAAAGATGACCAGGAATTGGAAACTTGGCAAAAAAACAATATCCGCGAGGCTCACGATTTGTTAAACGAAACAGCTACCTACACGGAGTATCAGAAAATTTTTCCAACACAAAAAGAAGATGACCCCGATGAAAACAAAAATAACTTTTTATCAAATGAAGATAAAAGGTATCCCGTCCCTGTGGATCAAGAAAACGGGGATCAGTTTATAACTAGATGTATATTGGACGCTAATATGAAAAACAGATATCCTGTTCAATCTGACAGATTTCAAGCTTGCATGACTATTTTTAACGAAAAAAAACAAATTACTCATTCAAATCCTGGAGAAAAGTTTGAAGACCCTATGAAAAAAAAGGAGGATGATGATATTAATCCAGTTAAGCCTCTTCTTCCTTAATGTCGTACTCTATATTACCTCTCAGGTATTTAAATTTAATTAAGGACCCGTCTTGAAGGGTCTTGCTCAAAATTAATCTACTTAATTCGTTTTCAATACTCTTTTGAAGAATTCTTTTTATCGGCCTTGCTCCCATTTTTTCTTTTATTGCTTGTTCAGATATATGTTTAACTAAAGAAGGGGTTGCGGAAAACGAAATCCCTTTTTTGTGCAATTTGCAGGCAAGTTTTTTGAGCTCTAGCTTTGTTATTTTTGAAATTTGATCTAGCTCGAAATCGTTAAACAATATTATATCATTTAACCTATTCAGGAATTCTGGTCGAAAGAATAACTTTAGTTCAGCTTTTAGTTTATCATCAGCAATACTTTTTGCGTCATAATTACCAAACCCCATGTTAGGCTTCGCTGCTTTTTCGCTACCTATGTTGCCTGTTAATATTATTATACAATTTGTAAAATCAATCTTTCTTCCAGAGTTATCTGTCAATACCCCTTCTTCAAGAATTTGTAATAATATATTTAAAACTTCTGGGTGAGCTTTCTCTACTTCATCAAACAATATCACACTGTAGGGATTTCTTCGAACTTTTTCGGTAAGCTCTCCACCTTCTTCATACCCGACATAACCCGGGGCTGCTCCAGTTAATCTAGTTGATGAAATCTTTTCGGAAAATTCACTCATATCTATTTGAATCAAAGATTTTTTAGAGCCGTATATAAATTCAGCGATACATTTAGCTGTATAAGTTTTACCCACGCCACTTGCACCAACCAATAAAAAACTTCCCACTGGCTTACCTGAATCCTGTAGGCCGGATTTTGATCGCAGTATTGATTCTGATATCTCCTCTAAAGCTTCTTCTTGTCCAACAATCTTGTTCTTTAGATTTTTTAATAATCCAAGCATTTTTTCGGATTCTTTTTTGGATATTTCAGAAAGGGGTATTCCTGTTCTAGAAGACATTACTTCATATATATCTTTTTTAGTTACAGGTATCTTTGATTTCATGGCTTTATTTGCCCAATCGGTAATTATTTGATCGTATTCTTCTAACAAATAAATTTGCTCATCTTCGATATCTGAACGCGATACGCCTATTATTTGAAGTTTAGATTCTTTCAAAGCTAGTTGCTCTAATTGATTTTCAATATCTTTGGCCTTCTGGGGACGTTCGATGTTTTTTATCTTTACTTTTGAACCTGCTTGATCCATAATATCTATAGCTTTATCTGGAAATTGTTTATCAAGAATATATTTTGATGAAAGGTCTACAATAAGATCTAAAACTTCTTCTGGATAACAAATTGTATGAAATGATTCATATTTCGGCCTAATTCCATCCAGAATTTGCCTAGTTTCCTGCTTGTTTGGCTCTAAAACTTTTACTGATTGAAATCTTCTGTCGAGCGCACCATCTTTTAGTATACTTTTTTTGTATTCATCTTGAGTGGTGGCGCCGATACACTTCAACTCTCCTCTCGCCAGCAAAGGCTTTAACAGATTTGCAGCATCCATGCTTCCTTCGGCACTTCCTGCCCCAACTAAGGTATGAATTTCGTCGATAAATAATATTACATCTTTATTCTTTTTAGCTTCTTCTATAATCCCTTTTAATCTTTCTTCGAATTGCCCTCTATACTTTGTTCCAGCAATTAGAGACCCTAGATCAAGGGAGAATATCATTTTACTGATTAAGAAGTCAGAACTTTCTCCCTTTACTATCTTATGAGCCAGGCCTTCAACGATTGCAGTTTTTCCAACACCGGGTTCCCCTAGAAGAACTGGGTTGTTTTTAGTTTTTCTGCATAAAATTTCGCACACTTGATATATTTCTTCTTCTTTGCCGATGATATTATCAAATTTTCCTTGCTGTGCTAGTACGTTTAAGTTTGTTGCAAATTTTTCTAGATTTGTTAATTTTTGCTCTTTAATTTTTGGTTTTTTTGTGAATGATTTAATTCTGTCTTGTTTTGGTATTTTATGCTCTTTTGATAAGTGCAAATACTCTCTAACTTCTGCTATGATATCTTCGCCAGTAGCGTTGAATGATTGAAAATATTTTGGTATATTCGATTCTTCATATTTTAACAAGGCGAGAAGCATGTGTTCAAGGCCCACATATTCATGGCCAAGCTTTTCGCTAATAGAAGCAGAAACCTTTAATACGAGATGAAAGTGTTCATCGTAAATAGGTTCAAACGAATCTACTTCAAAAGCTTGGTTTTCTATCGAGTCGAAGTTAAAAAGGTGATGCTCTATTTCAGATTTTAGAGCTTGTTTGTCTATCTCTAATAAAAAAAGAATTTCACATAATATTCCGGCACTCAAGTTTACCATGCCGAAAAATAGGTGATCCAGGGTGATGATTTCATTTGCGTATTTTAATGCAGCCTTTTTTGCTTCGTTAATCGCTTGTTGCGCACGTGGCGTAAAGTTAGGTTTTGGAGTCATTTTCATAAATTACACTCTATTTTACTTTACTTCAGACATTTTCATATATATTTTTTCATCCATAACCCTTATGGAATCCAGAAAAATAATATCCTCAGCCTTTCTTCCGTAAGCGACGACAATATTTTTCTTAGAGGGTGCTTTTTTATTTTGTTGAAAATATCTGTCATAAAAATTACCCCTTCTTGAGTTTAACAACATTGCACTGTATCTTCCGTTTTCGTCTGCGATTTGAAGTTTAATATATTTATTTCCGTTTCGAGAGGTTGCTTTTAGCGAATCTTCTATTACTCCTATAAACTTACCTTTTTCGTCCAAGTCCATTAATTCTAAGTCTGTCGAGTCCTTTAAATCTTTATACAAGTCTATGAAGCAACTTTTTAATTTCGAGCTATGACTATATCCTAGTAGTTCATTTTCAAAATACCAATTCGCAAAAGTTTCGTATTTTTTATTTTTATCATAAATTGACTTGTACAAGTCATATTTCTTCTTGAATGTCTTGAACCTTGACTCCTTCATTAGTGGTTTTCCATCATCTCCTACCATAGACTGATTTTTTGCATCAGAAATACAGTTTAATAATTTATATTCATATTCTTCTCCAAGAAAGATAAAGTTTCTCTTTTCCCTTTCTGTTAGCAGGTTAAAAGCCTGCGCTTCGAGCGCCATAAGCGACCTATTTGAACCTTTGCTTTCTAGTGCGCCAGCTTGAATCAAAGAGGAAAGAACTCCTATGTTAAGACCAGCCTGTTTTGCGGCCAAGAAGATGTCGTATTTTGTTGGGGTATCACTAGATCTAAAGTCCCTCAGTGATTCCAAAGATTTTTCGCTAACCCCTTTTATGCTGTTTAAGCCAAAGCGGATGTTTTTTCCCTCTATCGAGAAGTCCATTTTTGATTTTGCTAAATCTGGAGATAGTAGCTTTATTCCGAAATTAGCCAGCTCTTTTGACACGGAGGAAATTTCTTCCTGCGGGGCAGGCTCATATTTAGTCATCCTTAATAAAGAAAGGAAAAACTGCTGTGGGTGATTGAACTTAAGATAAGACGTCCACGCCGCTAATGTTGCATAAGCTAGTGAGTGTGATTTATTAAAAGAATAATTCGCACTGTCCTCCGCTACGCTCCATAAAATATCTCCGACTTCCGTAGGAAGATCATTATCAATAATCTTCTGTTGAATCTTTGCTTGCCAAGCAGGCATCTGATCCACTTTTTTCTTCCCGACAATCCTCCTTAGTTGCTCCGATTCATCTAAAGTAAAACCAACTTTTACCGCCATTTGCATAAGTTGCTCTTGGTACAAAGGAATTCCTCCTGTATAGTCTAAAACGTCCCTGAAGAATTCATGAATTACTTGAGGCTCTTTTGTCTGCGAATAAGTGGCGTAATCACCCAAAAAATCTAGTGCCCCTGGCCTGCCAATAGCGATAACCGCACTAAGCTCCTCAAGATCTTTCGGCTTAATCTTTTTGCAAACTCTGAAATTAGTGTCAGATTCGAGCTGGAATAATCCATGGGGCGAACGCAACGACTGAAGTGGCTTGAATATACTTCCATTACTTAAGTCGAGGTCCGATATATCCTCATTAATGTTTTTACATACATCATAAATAACACTCAACGTTCTTAATCCAAGGATATCAAACTTCACCATCAATTCTGAGACCCAATTCATATCATAGCCAGTTACTAATGCTCCGTCATTTGTTTTTTGAACGGGGCAAATATCAGTAATTTTTTGAAAAGAAATAGCTATTCCACTTGGGTGAACTCCTGTATTTTTATTTAAACCTTCAATCTTTAAGGCTATCTCAAAAACATCTGGATGTTCTGCGGCCCAATCCGCAAATTTTTCGCTTTCTACAATAGCAGTCGAGATGGGAACGACAACTCCAAACTTTTTTGGAATAGTTGAACTTACTAGATTTACGTCCTGTTCGGAAAGATCGCCTACGATTTTCCCGCATTCTTTTACGCATAATTTTCCACTCAGGGTATTTAATGTTAAAATTTTTGCAGTTCTAGAGGGGTGTTTTCTTTCGATATATTCAATAACCTCGATTCTTCTTTCGTAAGCGATATCATTATCTACATCAGCCAGAAGGCTTCCGTCGAGATAGGTTATTCCACCTTTTTCTATCTTTTTCGCTCTACTCTTAGATACAAACCTCTCAAAAAACAAATTATATTTAACAGGGTCTACATTTGTGACCCCGATTAAATAAAGAACCAGCGACCCTGCTGCAGACCCTCTACCTGGACCTGTTGGGATATCATTTTCATGGCAAAAATTAATAATGTCCCAATTCAAAAGAATATAATCAATGAAACCTAGTTCATTTAATATTTTTAATTCTGATTTTGCACGATCAAAATAATCTTTTTTATTTTTAAATTTATCTATTCCTTTATCCTTCACCCCTTTGTGACATAACTTACGAAGGAAGTCGTAATTAGATATAGTGTTATCTGCTTCAAGCACATCGTAATACTTTTGCTCGATTTCAATCTCAGGAAGTCTAACTCCTGGAGGGCAGCACTCTTTGTATTCTGTAAATTGATCTGTAAAACTCATATTTCTATTTCCCATAGCATTTTCTTGAAAACTTCATAATTAACCTTTATATCGTATAATGCATCATGCAGTTTAGTTGCGTCAAAAGGAACATCAAAGTCCTTGCAACACTGCTTGAGATTGCAAGATAGACCCCGTTCAATCAAATGATTTAATCTATATTGCCAGGCCAGGAAATTATCTTCCTTGTTTATTTTAATTCTTTTCTTTAGTGCTTTGGCCAGGCAAAGTGTGTCGACTAATTTCTCTGAATAACTAAAGTCCGACTCAGCTTTAGGGTTAATTAGTTTTCTATGCAGGTTATGCATGTAAACATCAAATCCTAATAAATTGTGCCCAACCTTAATGTAAGTATCATCATACAAATATTTCTCAAAATGATCTAGTGCTCCTTTTGGGTCTACTGCGTTTTTTTTGTATTTGGCCTGAGTAAATCCTGTAATTTTTGCAGCTTCTGGAGACACCTTAAGGTCGTCCCATTTTAACCAATAATCTTTTTCTTCGACAATTTTATCCCCTTCTATGACGAGGAATGCTAATTGCCATGGTTTATTTTCTCCAGAAATTAAATTAAGATTGCAGGTCTCATAATCAAAAAGTAAATATTTTTGTTTGTTTTTAAATCTAAGTAATGTTTCTTTCATTTATTTATTTATTTATTTATTTATTTTCTTTCCAGCTTTCGAAACTAAATTCGCTACTACCGAAATGATCTAGGTTAGGTTTTGATAAGGTTTTATTACCGAAGCTGCGACTAGTAATACATTTATATGTTTGTAGCGCGGATACATCATTCCTACTTTTGTAATAAATACTTTTTACGGATTCTACATTAGATTCATTCTCTTCTGCATATTTTATAACCCTGGATCTTAATAGCAAGTCGAAGGGTAGGTTATTATTTTCTAGAAAAAATGTAGGCTTGGCAAACGAAAAATTAGGTGTGCAATTGCTGAATTTCATAGTATTATTGAATATAAACGAGTCGTAAAAAGGTATTGCTAGCGAAAGGTTCTTGTTGCTCCAGTGTTTTTTTAGTATTTTTTGATCTACCGCATTGAATGATTCAGAAAAAGCTTCGCTAGATATCGCATTAAGTAATGCGCAACCTTTTGAGTTTTTGGCGAAAATAACAATCTTATGCCTTGAACTATTAGATTCTTCTTTTGGATTAATCCTTGCATTTTCGCACATATCTAATCTCAAGCCAAAAATTAATTTTACTCCCATAGAATCCGAGACTTTTTTGGCTTGAAGGAAGCCTGTTAACGAATCTTCTACGAGAATGACTTCTTTAAGATTACTTTCTTTGACTATCGAAAAAACGCTATCAGATTTACCTTCTTTTTGTGACGAAGGATCGTCCAGCGTTAGTATGCTTTTTCCTATTGAAAAATGACTTTTAAATAATGGTAACATGCGTATATTTTAGCATAAATAAATTACAATGTCAAGCGTATAAACAAAAAAGCCGCCCGAGGGCGGCTGGCCATAACTAATAACCAAAATCAAAAATCGTCGTCAAGCGAGCCGCTTTGTTGGTACTCCCGAACCCTTCTCTCGAAAAAGTTGCCCATTGCTTGAACATCTACAACTTCACCCAACCAAGGGAAGGGGTTTTTGTCACTCGGAAACCTATAGTCTAACCCTATAGCTTCTAGTCTCCTATTACCTATGTAATGCATATAGTCAACAAACATATCCGCATTAAGCCCTAAAATTCCTGTAGGTAAAACGTCGTGAGCATAAGCAATTTCAAGTTCTACTGCTTTTTTCATATGCTCTACAAATTCATCTTGCATTTTCTTGGTCCAAATAGAGGGCTCTTGTTCGATGATTGTATTAATAATATAAGTTCCGAAAGCTATATGTGAGCTCTCATCCCTCAATGTATACTTTATTTGGTCAGATATCCCTTGAAGTTTATTTTGCCTACCTAAGGCTAAGAGCATAGCGAACCCGCTAAAGAAAAAAGTACCTTCGCAAACAATCCAGTATGTTAAAAAATTTCTAAGTATTTCTTGTTTCCCTTCTTTTGTGTTTGCATTAAAATCTTGAGCGCTAATATCATTCGTAATCTGCATTAAGAAGTCGTCTTTAGCTTTGATACTTGGGATCGTTTCGTATGCAGCGAATACCTCTTCTATATCAAGGTCAAGGCTATCACAAATATAAACTACCGTAAGGTTGTGAAGGCTTTCTTCAAACGCTTGCCGCAGGATATACTGACGACATTCAGCATCCGTAACATAGCGAAAGGCAGATAACAAAAGATTATTACCAACCAAAGACTCAGATCCAGCAAAAAACCCAAGGCAGCGTTTAACAAGTAATTTTTCATCTTCTGTAATTTCATTATTTTTCCATTGTTTAATGTCGTTCTGCATGCTGATTTCTGTTGGCATCCAGTTATTTGCGCAACTTTTTAAAAATAAATCCCATGCGTATTTATGTTTATGTGGTAAAATTCTATTTACCCCCGCTATATCTTTAGTTAGTAATTTTCCTGTTTTATCTTCCATGTTTATAGTATATCATTATAATATAACGAAGTCAATGTTAAAAAAGATCAGTTATTGACAACTTTCGCAAGTTTCTCCATTTTTCATAGCTTCAATACTGCATGCAGAGGCTTCCGTTTCGTTTTCTGAATCTCCTGTAGATTTTTCAACTTTTGATGCTGCCCTATTTCTTAAGTAATAAGTTGTTTTTAATCCAGCTTCCCAGCAAGCCATATACATATCGTTTAAATATTTTAAAGACGTTCCTTTATTGTATAAATTAAAACTTATAGCCTGATCAATCCATTTTTGCCTGACCGAATTGCATTCTATTAATTTAAACATATCTCTATCAAAAGCTGTTTTGTATTTTAATTTTATCCACTCGGGCACCTCACCATTTAATACTGATAAATCTCCATCAGCATCTTTAATTAATTTTGAGTTGTTTGGGTTCCACAGCCCTTCTTTTTTCATATCATTTATAAAGTGTTGGTTGGTGATATAAAAATTACCGCTTTTGTTCTCATAAACAAAAAGAACAGAAAAATTAGGCTCAATACTTTGCTCTACTCCATTAATATAACCTATCGTTGCAGTAGGAGCGATAGCCATGACATTTGAGTTTCTCATTCCAAATTCACCAACGTGAGTCCTGATTTTTTCCCACTCATCAAAAGTTTGACCTTTGCCAGTAAGAGGCTTACCTGTAACGGACTGTTTAGGAGCTTTTTGTTTGCCCCTGTAAGCCATTAAGTTGTTGTAAGAATCAATTGGGAATACACCTTTGCTCCAGAGTGACCCTTCGTAAGTTTCGTATTGACCTCGCTCCGCAGCTAGTAATGAACTAGCATAAATTGCGTGCATAGAGTAAAACTCAAATAATTTATCATTAAACTTTGCAGCTTCGTCGCTATCTATATTTATATTAACTTTATGAAGAATATCGTGAAGAGCCATCATGCCTAGACCAATAGGGCGATGTCTTAAATTACTGTTTTCCGCCTCTTTTGTGGGGTAAAAATTAAGATCTATAACGTTGTCTAGCGCTCTGATTGCTGTATGAATTGTTCGCTCTAATTTTACATAATCAAGATCGGTTTCATCTTCATTTATGTGGTTTAACAAGTTAACTGATCCAAGGTTACATACTGCGGTTTCTCCAATTTCTGTTTTATAACCCTTGTTGTATTTTGAAGCTTTTGTGTGAAGGGTAATTTCTGTGCATAAATTACTGCTATGTACAACCCCTTCGTGCTGGTTTGTATAGCGCATGTTACATGGGTCTTTAAATGTAGCCCATGGATGAGAAGTTTCAAACAAAACTTTTAACATTTTTTTCCATAACTCTTTTGCGGGAGTTATTCTATAGTTTTTAATTAACCCTTCCTCTGCTTGGCTACAAAGCTCATTATATTTTTCGTCGAACTCAACCCCAAAACAATCGTGTAAATCAGCTTCTGTTGGGTCAAAGAAGTACCAAACATCTTCGTTTTGTACTCTTCTCATGAATTCATCAGGAATCCAAGATGCCGTGTTCATATCGTGGCACCGTAACCTGTCGTCTCCAGTGTTTCTCCGAAGGTTTAAAAAGTCTTCAAAGTCTAAATGCCAAGGCTCTAAATACGCACAGCCTGCGCCTGGTCGTTTTCCTCCTTGATTGACTGCAACAAGCAAGTCGTTGTAAATTTTTAACCAAGGAATTAAACCTCCAGAAATTCCATTTGTTCCCTTTATGTGAGAACCTGCAGATCTAAATGGGGTTACATCAAAGCCAAGGCCTCCGGCATACTTGCTTTTTCTAGCTTCCTGCCAAGCTCCATCAAAAATTCCATCAATACTGTCGTCAAAAGTGTTTAAATAGCAAGAGCTTAATTGAGAATGTGTTGTTCCGCTATTAAATAAAGTCGGGGTAGAAGATGTATACAAAAACTGACTAAACATATCATAAAACTTAATAGCCCACTCTTCTTTATTTTCTTCGTTAATTGCCAAACCCATCGCGACTCTCATCCAAAAGCATTGTGGGGCTTCCATTATTTTATCTTCATGTCTAATGAAATATCTATCGGTTAAAATTTGAATGCCTAAATATTTAAAAGATTGATCTCTCCTTATCTTTAAAGCTTCAGATAATTTATTAAGATCAAATTCAAGCATTTTAGAGTTAAGCTTTTCTAGCTTTACTAATTTTTTTACATTTTGTATAAAGCTTTTTCTATATTGAAGCTTGAACGTGTCTGAATCGACCCCCTCTTTAAAGACTTCTTTATATACGGTATTCAAAAGCAATCTTGCAGCAACAAAGCTGTAGTTCGGTTCTTTTTCTATTTTTTCTCTAGCAGAAAGGATTAAAGCTGTATCTATTTCGCTAGTCGTTATCTTGTCGAATAGTTGGAGTTGTGCATCTAGTAAAACCTCACTGACTGAGGCGTCTTCGATTCCCTCACATGCTCGTTCTACATTTGCGTTTATTTTTTCTACCAAAAAAGGTTGGAGTCTACCGTTTCGTTTTTTTACGTTGATATTCATATTGATGTTATTATAATAGCATTTTATTGACCAAGTGTCAACGCAAAACCTCTTATGTCAATAACTTTTACTTAGCTCAAGAGAACTAGGTTACACCTATAATTTTAAGACAGTATGTCGAAAAGGGGAGTTCCTTTGTTCGCTACAGTAAAAGGTCTTCCAGATGGGGAATATTGTACATCATTCAACTTTAAACCCAATAAGTAGCCTATTGTTGCATTTAAATCCTCGGGCTTAATTGGCTTTCCCTCTTTAGGAGATCTACCTTGGTCGTCTGCCTCTCCGTAAGAAAAGCCTCCTTTAACCCCTCCTCCAGCCATAAATGCGGTAAAGCAATATGGCCAATGATCTCTTCCGTCTCTACCATTGATATTAGGAGTTCTCCCAAATTCAGAAGTTAATACGACCAAAGTTTCATTTAATAAACCTCTCATTTCAAGGTCGATCAATAAAGCGCTCAAGGCTCCATCTATATCCGCACAATTTTCACCAACCCTATCGAAGTTATTATCATGGGTATCCCATCCACCCCTGGTCACTTCTACATACCTCACTCCGTTTTCAACTAATCTTCTTGCGAGTAAGCACCCCTGTCCGAAATTCGAAGCGCCGTATTGTTTGTGTATATTTTCTGGTTCTTTAGATATATCAAAAGCTTTTAAGTCTTGACTATTCATTAGCTTAATTGCGTCTTTGTATAAATCTGAATATGCTCTTATTTGTTTCTGAGGGAATTCTGTAGAGAAGTTTGTGTTCAACTTTTCTATCAAAGATATTCTTCCTTGAAAATGCTCTTTATCTAGATATCCCGCTAGTTTACTATTTGCAAGTCCTGACTTTGGGTTATTTATGGATAGTGGACCATATTTTGACTCAAGAAATCCAGCTCCCAGCCCTCCGCCACCAATTTTAATATTAGATGGAATTGTTTCGTTGATTGCTCCAGACAATTTAGATACCCAACTCCCAAAAGTGGGGTGAACTATAGTACCCCTTTTTAAGTAGCTCGTATGCATTAGGTAGCTAGCTTGCTCATGCGCTCCTTGGCTCGTTACCATTGTCTTGATTATTGATGCCTGATGCATTAATTGTGCAGTTTTAGGTAAATGCTCAGAAAGTAATATTCCGTCGGCGCTGGTAGCGATAGATTTAGTTGGCCCTTGAATATCAGGGCAATCAGGTTTAGTTCCAAAAGTATCTAAATGAGACATAGCTCCTGCCATGTTGAGATAAATCACATGCCTTGCAGAAGCTAATCTAGCCCCCACTTCAAGAGCTTGAGCATTGTTATGTATATAGGCTCCAGCCATAGGCATCAACCCAACGCCAAAACACGCCTTTGCCGCGTGTGCGATAAATTCTCTTCTTCCTAATTCATCTATATTATTAAAATTTGTTTTCATATATTTTTTCCTTTTATTATTTTATAAAGATGTATTCATGCGAATTTACTAAAGCCCATATTATTTCTTTATATATATCTTTTTTGTTTATTAGTGCGTCTTTGAATAATTTTAACTCTGCTATAGAGGGTTTTCTATTTAAAATAGATTTAAAACCGACTTTTATTTTATCATCTAATGTTTTTTGTTCTTTTATTAATTTTACTATCTCTGAGTTTTTATTGTTTATAACTTTTGTTTCAATAAAACCATTAATTAAATTAAGAACTTGTGTTGTTGATGGGTCTGTATTTGAGTTTTCAATTTGTTCACGATCTGAGCCTCCAAATTCTCTAACTATATGACCTACGGGAGCTGGAGAACTTAATTCTGATGCTCGAACGGAGTTTCTATCTTTTACGAAATTATTCTTATCTTGCTGTTTTTTCTGAGAATTAAATTTTTCTACGCAAGACTTACAGCAGAACGCAAGAGTTTCTCCGTTTTCGTTTAGCGCTAATAAAGTTGGGTCAATAGCTCGACCAGGTTTGATTGGGCAGTCTATATTAATTGGGTTTCCAAATTTTTGATTGGTCTTGGGTTTTTGCGTTTTATTTATTCGAGACAATAATTCTTCAAGCAGCCCTTCTCCTGTCATGCTAGAAAACCTCTCAAAATCCTGATAGCCTGAATTTTTTGGCTGAAGTCTTCGAGAGTCTATATCCTTAAAATTCAAAGAGACTAATGAATCCCACAGTTGCTCGCCACTCATCCTTTGCAAAATGGGGCCCTGATAGAAAAACGGAACTGCATTGAAAGATTGTTTTTCAACATTTGGTCCAGCAATCACCCATTCAACGCCCACTGGCATAACAGTATCTTTTTCGTCTCTAGGTACAATATCTCTAGAAACAGATTGTCTTTGAAAGGTTTTTGTGTTGTAAAGTATTCTTAAGAACTCCTTTATGTCAAAATTTAATGCAACCATAACTTTTTCTAAATGAAGCTGTAATACTGGATCTGTTGCCATAGTCTCGTCAAACATATTATCTATTGGCTCAATTAGAGCTAACCCAAAAACCTCTTTCCATAATCTATTAACAATGACAGATGTAAATCTTGGGTTTTTTTCTGACGCCAACCAGTTTGCGTATAGCTCTCTTGAGCCAGTACCTTTGGCAAGTTCTATTTCTCGACCAAAAAGAGTTTTTCCTAAAAGGGATTCGTTTGGTTTTGCGTTGTCGTATTGATAATCTTTAGGTAAATTGATTTTACCTGACCCTGGCTGATCTAGCCCCGCTTGCAATATATCTTGTATTGACCTTGAAGCATTTCTAACTTGAGGTACTTTTTGAGGCTCCCCAGCTTCCTCCAACCTTTTCTGTTCTTCTCTGACTAGTTTATTGAATTGGTTGAGATTGTCAACCCCTTTTCTTCTAAGATTTGTAGAACCACTGGTAAACGCAGCCATCTCATAAAATTCTTTTTGTGTCCATCTATCAAATGGATGATCGTGGCATTGCGCGCATTCTAAACTTGTGCCAAGGAAGATTCGGACGGTGTTAGCCATATTATCTAAAGGCATACCTGCATCTCTTGCAAAATAACCTACCCCTTCACTGCCTTTCTTCCATATAGGACCAGAAGAAGAGAGCATTTCTCTTACCCATTTATCATATGGTCTATTTTCAGATATAAATTGTTTGACATAATTTTTATATGGAATTCCTGATATTCTATTAGTTAATCTATCTTTTAATCTTAATATATCTGCCCAAAAGTTAAACCAATGACTATTGTATCCCTCGCTAGCTAATAAATCGTCTATGAGTTTTGTTCTTTTATTCTTGTCTCTATTTTCGATAAAGCTATTCACTTCCTTGTAAGAAGGTGTTCTGCCTATTATTTTTAGATACGCTCTTCTAGAAAACGAAGAATCATTAATTTCTTTATTAGGTCTTTGATTATAAGATCTTAATTTATTTTCGATTAGTTGATCTATGTACCTTGAATTTTTAATTAAATCTTGATCGGATAATGGTTTTTTAAATTTTGGTAAATTTTCGTGACCTGGGGCGAAGTTATTTTTCACATAAGCTTGATTGTCTTTTGTTAATAGTTTAAGAGGTATTCTAAAAAGTTGGAAGTCATCTTCTCTTTTGACAACAACATGCGTGCTGTTAGATTCTATTATTTCCCCTCTAATATTATTTCCATCATTAAAATATAAAACATCTCCAGAACAAAATAAAGATGATAAAATTAATAAAAATAAGTGTTTCATGATAAATAGTAAATAAAAGTAAGGATATTTACACACAAAAAAGCCGCCAAAAGGCGGCTTTTCGTTTTGTGCAGAATTTATCTACTCTTTTGGAGAATTTGGTTTTAAAAGCGCAACTAGAAGAAGTAATGTAATTACTCCCGCCAAGGATGCGCCTTGACCAACAAATCCTGTCACGACATCCTGTAGGTTGCCGATTACGTTAATAGGAGCTCCCTCGCCAAAGACGACTTGAGCTACGACCAAAAGGCCGATGATTGACAGAAGCACGCTTGTAACGCCTCCTGCATATGATTTAATCGTATCGATTGTATTTTTCATAATATTATTTTAATTAGAATTGCGTTGAGATTCCCAATCCAACCACATATTCTTCACCAATAGTCTCTGAATCAACCCTAAAGAGATCTAATCCAATAGATGATTTTTCACCTAAAGATCTGGATGCCTCTAGTCCGATAGTATAGTATGTGTTATCAGTGGAGTTGGATGCATCGGTGTTACCTAATGAACCTAAAACATTTAGATCGCACACTTGCAGATCAAAACTATGTGATATAGATAGTTCGTAGGTGTAGAGAGAGTCATCCAGCTGCCTGAATAAGCTAAAAGATGGGTTAAGTAAGGTGTCAATACCGACACCAATATGACCTTCCAATGCAGCTGATCCAGTAACATTTTCTACATGATTCAATCCAACATAAAAATCTAAAAGCGAATCCAAAAAGCTCTTAGAAACTCCTCCAGCGAGAACGTATGAATCTACTCCTGAATTAACAGATTGGTTTGTGAATGCTCCTACAGAATAATCTAGTCCGGAAACTTTTCCACTCATGCCTAAATCTACTTGAATAGATTCTTGAGCTTGTAGTGTGCCTCGATAAAAATAATCGGAAGCGTATTTTGTTCCTAGAGAAAAACTCTCCGCAGAAGCGACGTTGATAAAAAGCCCCAAGAGGGCTGTGATAATTAATTTTGTTGTCTTCATAATATTAAAGAACCATATTGTATACTATATTCTAGTGAATGTCAAGTTATTTTTATTCTTGAACTTGTTTTATTTTTAATTTTAGGTATTTTTATATTCAATAATCCATTATTCATGGTTGCGGATACATTTTTTGAATCCATGTCGTTTTGTAGTTTGTATTTATTTTCAAAAGAACCAAATGATATTTGTTGCTGTGAATATTTTGTATCATCTTTTATTTTGTTTTCGTATGATACATGTAATATATTTTCTTTTACTTGTATATCTATATCTTTTTTATTTAATCCTACTGCTTCAATTTGAATTAAGATATGATCTTCTTCTTTTATAATGTTGGATTTTCTTTTAGGGTTTAAATCTTCATAGTAGATATCATCTAATAAAGAATTAAAAAATGAATCTAAAGAATTATTGTTTTTAATATAATATGACATATTGTCTCCTTGTTTTGATTGTGGTTTATGTAGTGTGTAAATGTGTCTCAATAAAGACTGTATTATTGAATTTACAATACTATATTTGCTATAATCGTGCCAAAAAAAACCCCGCCAGAATAAAGCGGGGTTTTAGGGTTTTAAATTGTTAAATTTTTAAGCCTTGGGCTTCTCGTGAGTATATCCCATTTTCTTCATTTTTAAATGATCTTCCATGGTTTTGGCTTTGTAACCTTTTCCTGTTTTTGGATCATACATAATATGAGGTTTGAATTCTTCTTTAGCATAATCTTTTTTCATTTTCTTAGACTGTGCTTTTTTAATAGCGTCCTTAGATGGGTAATCCTTATCGCCGGGCTTAGTAGGTTTGTAATTTTTGCCCATTCTTTTTTTCTTTTTTTGAATATTTTCCCAAAGACCAGCCTCAGAAGTCTCACCTTGTTTTTTTAAGATAACATCTTGCAAAGCTTTTGGTAGCTTTTTTTGTTTTTCTGTAAGGCCAGCATCAGATTTCTCATAAAGAGAAGACTTCATTTTTTTATACTGCATTTTGCAGGTGGCATATGTTTTATCTTTATCCATTCCTGATGTACTTACTAGATCTTCGTCATAAGAAGCACAATGACTCATGAAAACTTTTTCAATTTCATCAGAAGGCGAAGCTTCAGAAATTTTATCTTCTACATTCGGCGATTCTTGTATCTCTTCGCCTTTTGTCATATTGGTGACACTTTTTTTGCTCCACATTTTACAGCTCCAATATCTAGCTTTTGTTTTTGGCCCAGGGTTCGCACAATTATGTCGAGCCCTAAAGTTTTTCCTGCGATTTGGGTCGTCGCGTTTTATTTCCATGTTAGGATCTCCGAAATTAACTTTTACCACATTACCTTTTTCATTTTTAACGTAAACAGAAAATTTCTTTGGCCCTTTCGGGGTTCTGAATGGTTTATTTAATTTTTTTCCTTTATTAGCTTCTGAGGCCCAACTCTCTTCATCGATATATTCTTCAAAGCCCAATTCATCGACATCAATAAAAATTGTGCTCCACATCTCTTCGGTAAATTCTGGATCTTCTTGGAGTTGATAATTATGAATATCTAGTTTTGCGGCAATAAGATCTTCTTCTGTGAATAAATTAAGTTCATTCCTAATTCCGTCATCAATTAAAACTCCTGCAGAGGCTTTAGCTACATCTTGGTCAGCTTTTCTGTAACTATCTTTTACTTTTCCTCCTCGAACCATTTTTAAAAACATATTGACCCTTGCCATCGCCCACTGACCCCTGCTTTTCCCAGGTCTATGACTAGAAGAGAAAGCTCCTGCGCCCCTGCGATATACCTTTTTTAATTGAGATAGAGTAACTTTTTTCTTTGATTTAGAATTATGATCTTTAACTTTAGACTTCAAAGACTCAAGCACTCTGTCAGAGAAAGTTATTTTTCCACCTTTTTCTCCTGCGCTTCCAGGTTTATTTTTACTAGAACCTTTTTTTTGTTCAGATTTCTTTGCGGGTGTTTGAGCTGAACTCTTTGGTCCAGAGCGTTTGGCTGAATAAGATTTTTTTTCCATAGATATTAATTACACGAATTTTGTTTATTTTTGCCTTGTTAGAAGCATGTAATCACTTTGATACATTTTTTTGACAAGTCCTGCAAAGTCCGTTTTTCTCTTCCACCCCATTTCTTTTTCCGCAAGAGATGGATCTCCGCATAGTTCGTGAACTTCTGCAGGCCTGTAAAATTTAGGGTCAACTTCAAAAAATAATCTTCCGTCAGTCGTATGATACTTTTCTTCGACTTCGGTTCCAGAAGTTTCGAATTGAATGTTTGCATTGTTCAAGGATTCGTTAAGGAATTCTCTAACTGTGTGCATTTCTCCACTCCCAAGCACATAATTTTTTGGCGTTTTCTGGTTAAGCATTAGCCAAACCCCTTCCATAAAATCCTCTGCATCACTCCAATCTCTTTGGGCCTCTATATTTCCAAGCTTTAATATGGGTAATTTTTGACCTTTCTCTATAGCAATTTTAATTCTAGCAATTGTGTGAGTTATTTTTCGAGTTACAAAATCAAGACCCCTTCGACTGCCTTCGTGATTAAACAGCCAACCTTGGATGGCGTATATTTTATAGGACTCTCTGTATACGCGAACAATATGTCTTGCCCCGCATTTTGCGGCACCATAAGGCGATTGAGGTCGAAGTGGGTGCTCTTCATTTTGAGGTGAATAAATGACATCCCCAAACTCTTCACTTGATCCGGCATTGTAAAATCTACATTGCGGCGCGAATCGACGAATAGATTCAAGAATGTGGAGCACAGCATTAGCATCTGTGTCCCATGTTTGAATCGGATAATTCCAACTGCCTGCAACAAAAGATTGCGCTGCGAAATTTATAAAGTAGTCTGGCTGAATATCCAATATTATATCACGCATGCTATGCGCATCATTCAAATCCATATCAATTAGATGAAATCGCGACTCATTTTCTAGATGCAAAATGTTTTCGTGATTTTTAACACTCAACCTTCTTACTGAGCCATATATTTCATGGCTAGTATTTTTTAATAGATAATCAACCATATGACTTCCGTCTTGGCCGGTGACTCCTGTTACTATTATTTTTTTCATTTTAAATTATATATTTAGTTAAAGTTTTTTATAAACATCATCTATATGTAGTTTTTGTATCTTTTCGTATCCCAAAGATTCCAGAAATTTAGTAATACTTGTTTTGTTGTAGTTGTTCTCAATCAATAAAACGTCGATAGACACTTTGTCAAAATCAATTCCATGAATGATTTGTTCTTCCGATCCTTCTGTGTCAATGGAGCAAAAGTCGATTTTACTTATATTATGTTTCTCTAGCAAGCTTTGTAGGGTTGTAGTTTTTACTTTAATAACCTCAGAACCATTGTTGCGAGGGTTTTGTATTTCAAATTTTATTCTCTGTTGATGAATAGGATCATACTTGTCGACCAAACCGCTTAAACCCTTGCCGTAGCCAGAAATATCAAGAAAGTCACATTCTCCATCTCTATCTGATACAGCTACATTTTCGCAGATACAATTTCTGTTTTTTTCCAACAACTTATATCTCATTGGGCTTGCTTCAATACATAATCCTGTCCAACCTAATTCCTCAAAAAGTTTTGTGTTGCTTTTATCGACACCATCATCGGCGCCAATTTCTACAAATACCCCATTTTCTTTATCAGAAAAAATATTTTCAAATAACCATGTATCTTGATTGTATTGACTGTATGTTTTCATGATAATATATTGTGTATCGTTGACCAAATATTATATTTGTTTAATATCAAATTTCTAGCTTCTTGCATAGCTTTAATTTCTTGATTGGAAATAGGTTTACCTGCAATTTCCATAATTTGATCGGGTTGATCAAGATTGATTGATCGATACGACCCCTCTGGGAAGAATTGGTCAATGTTCGGACATCCCCAATATAAGGGCATGCACCATGATAGTATTGAATCTGTTATTTTTTCTGTGAAGTAGTTTTCTTGCGAGCAATTTTCAATACAAATAGACATGGAGTACTGGGAAAAAGCATTCCACCTTTGTTCGGAAGTTACAGATTTACCTGTGAAGATATTACCAAAATAATCAACATGATCTGCAAAATTAGCAATGATTGATTTAATGAATAATGTTCTATGTAGGTGTTTGCTGCTTGAAACTGCACTTATGTGTTTATATTTTTTTGTATAACTTTCTGTTTCGAGTAAGCTATACGAGCTAGGTGTTCTTGTGCAGACATGATATTTGTCTACTGAGGAGTAGTCAAAATTACTGAAGAAAGATGTCGGAGCATTCCAAGGTTTTATAATATTAGGCTCGCGGCGAAAATGTACTGAATTTGCGCGACTAATTGACGGTATATCAAGGCAAACAATGTAGTCTGATAGTTGTATATCTTGCGCACCAATAATATTTTTCCATACGCCTGAATTATTAGGTGTTAATTGAGAATATTGATTTAATAAGACTTGCGGTTTATCCCCCCAAGAAGATATAAATCCTACTCGCGTGTCAGTCATTACTGATAGAACCGATCAATCGAACGTCTTCAATATCTTTTGGCTCATTGCGTTTTTGTTTTAGTTTTTTAATAATTTCTAATGAAGCAAATTTAATATCATTGAAGCAAAAATGATTAAAGTTATTGTATAAGATGTCATGTTTGTGTGTTGGGTAGAAAGATAATTCTTGTTCGTGAGAATTTATCGAATTAATTCCTTGTATGATGTGCGATGAATTTTGATGTATATAGTCTAGGTCTCTTGCGTTTCTTAATCCAAACAATTGTAATACTGCGCTACCTGTGACACAAAAATTTTCAGATAGCAAATTTGCCTCCTTGAGTATTTTTCTATAAGTTATCAATAGCTTCCAGAAGTCGCTAGAAAGATCGATTGTTGCATGATTCATAAAATGAATACAATTGTTGTTAAAGGCAGCTCTAACAGCTCTAACAGTTTGTTCGTGCGTATCATTTATGTGGACCGAAGGTTTCCCAATTTTGTAAAGATCTCTGATTTGACTTTTTAAAGCATTAGCTAAATCTATATCTGCACACTCAATTAAATATGCTTTTACCGTAGATTTACCCAAACACTTTTGGGTTTGATGTTTTATACCTGCCAATGGGTCTTGTTGTGTAGAAATCCAAGGTTCGCCAAAATACATTTGACTAATATAGTTATGCAAGCCGTTTTCATTTAATGGTAGATTTTTTTCATAAACTACAGGAACGGATTGTTTGATTATTCGATCCACTGCGCTTGCTTGATCTGAGCTTTCATTTCTGGCAGGATATAATGTTAAAAGTTTGCAGTTAGGTTTAATATACGCATATTCTGTTGCAATTACATCAAGATACTTTTCTGTAAGTTTTGCAGATTTAAAATAATAGCTACTACAGTTTTTCTGCCCAGCTTGAGGTTCATTTGTAGTGATCACCGAAGGAACTCTGTTATGAAAAATCGAAGCGGATATTCTGTGCGAGCCATTCAAAAGATTGCCTGCGCTATCAACTGGAACAGGAAATTGTTCGTCAAAGCCGTTTGTTTTTATTGAATCTAGCACGTTATTAAAGTCTTGCTTGTATTTATCGTAACTATTTTTTTCTGGCTGATCATATTCAATAAATTTATTACTTGTAAAAGATCTTAGATGTTCTTTATAGACATCTTCTGCAAAATTACTTTGGATATTGAATTCTCTATATTTCGCATACAACAATTTGGCGATAATGTCAAATCTTAATGGAGTTAGATACTGTGCTGCAATGTTGATTGGGTGATATGGTTTTTTGCTTCTCGCAAAGTTTGCGCATTTATTTTGCTCTGCAGCAGAAACCTTATGATCATTTATTGGATTGCCTTCGTTATATATGTAATTGATTTGCGGAGTAAATTTAATATGTTTGTGGGTTGCCATTTCAACCATAGGAAACATAAAAAAAGTATCACCTCCGCGTTTAGCATACCATCCAGTCTCATCAAAAAGATCTTGTTGTGCAATTTTCCTCCATAAAAAAACTCTCCAAGATCGTAAAGCGCATAAGCCGAAATGCGAAGTTCGCGGGCTTGTTTCTGGGGTTATAGCTTTTGCAAATCCAGCTCGACCATCACTATACTGGAATTGTCCGTATGTTAACCAGGTGTCGGGGTTTTTATATTCTTTAGATATTCTTTCGAATACTAAATTATCTGGCAGCCAATCATCCCCATCTACTTGAATCGCGATATCATCGTCAGAAACTCTGTCAGATCTCAAAATTTGATCATAGTTGCCTGGTTGGTATAATTTTTTTGTATTATTTACAATGATAAATCTCCCATCTTTTTTCGAAATTTCTTCCGCTGCTTGTAATGTGCCGTCGGTTGATAAATCATTAAGAATATAACACTCGAAGTTTTTGAATGTTTGATCTTGGATAGAGTGAAGACATTTTTGTATCCATGTCTCGCAATTGTATGCAGTTGTCAGTACTATGATTTTCATTATAATTGATTAATTTTATCCCAAAAAATTTGCGGAGCATTCATACAGTTGTGTGCGAATTTTTCTTTCCCAAGGCGTTGATACTCTTGTAGAGACCCTATTTTGGATTCGTCACCCCGAAACTCTTTCACTCCACACAAAATTGCTTCGGCAACCATTCTACAAAATGGCTCATTGACAATTGGGCTGTGAAATATTGTTCTCGATTTTTGATATACATCCGCAGTTGATGCATGGTCTATGCGCCCATTGTATTTTATGTTTGAGTGAGGCTCAATTAGGTTTTCAAAATCAAAAGATGACCATCCAAAGATATCTACTTTTCTGTTGCAATTCTCTTTTGCGAATTTTATTAAATTATGCAAGCCTTTTAATTCGTGTATAAATCCACAATATACGACATCATATATTTTGTCTTGAGGTTGTGTTTTAAATATGTCCGTGTCGATTGGGTCGGGTACAATTTCTATATTCGGAAAAATGTCTCCATACATCGAGCGAAAAAATGAAACATGAAATTCAGACAGAAAGAAATTAATTTTAGTTGATGCAAAGAGTTGCTTGCGTAAATTTACCCCAAGGTAAAGGCACGAGTCATGCTCTAGTCTGACATGCCTCGGGTGTTTAAGTATGAAGTCTAATTTGTCTGGAGTTTTATTGTAGATGATTTCTAGGTTCGAGCTAACAATCAAGTCGTATGAACACAAGAAGTCTGTATATGGGCTATCAAAATTGTGGAGTACAATTTCGTGACCTAGATCTTTGCCTTTTTTTATTATAGCGTCGTTGCTAACCTGGGCTCCCCCGCCATTATGCTCCAAGTTAAAGTCGCTAATAAATAATACTTTCACTTAAGTTTTAGTATAATTTTTTTCGCCTCTTTTGTCATTGGCGTTGGTAGAGAGTTTTTATCAAGCCTAAAAAACCCCCACTCTTCATGTTCAATCGCGTCGACAGCTTTAGTGTCTGGAAAAATTAAATCCTCTATCTTCATGGAGTATGCTGCAAAAAAATTACAACCACTTATTTTAAAGTCTCCCAAGAAATTAACTTGACCGTTGGGCTTAACTCCCGTTTCTTCGTAAAACTCTCTAATGGCCGCGTCCTTAGGCTCTTCTCCAATTTCAATCATCCCGCAGGGCATTGACCAATTACCGGGAAGGTTAAGGCACTTCGACGACCTTTTCCCAAGCAAAACAAGATTTCCGAGTTGAGCTACTAACCCTGCTGCTGTATATTTCTTAGTCGAGGAAATCATCTAAAACTTTTTTATTTTGCCAGTGGGGACAACCTTCATATTTCATTTTAAAAACTTTAGTTCCATCTTCAATAATTAATTCATCTTTATTTTCTGGGAATGCAGTTTTTTTTACGTTTCCTGCTTGGTCTATTAGGGCGTAATATTCTCTAGGCTTTCTGAATGGGCAGATGAATGCCTTGATTGGATCTCCATTTTTATCAAGAACAGGTTGACCTCTAGATATTTTATAACCATCTTTTCCGCATGCTAAAGGCCCTCCAAACGTCCCATCTTTTGGGTAGTCTTGGTTCGCTGCAAGATTACTCCTTGCGGAATCTTCACTAAAATTGTCGAGGTAATTCTGAAATTGAGTTAATTGATACTCAAAACCATCAAGCTCTTTTGCGCTTATTTTGTCCATTTTAATGAAACCTTTGCCTGTGTTACCTAATAGGTCGCGATCTAGATCAAATCTTAAAAACAAAAACTCAGACCTAGGTTCCGTTTCCGGCATCAAATGCTTAACGGCTAGACTGTAGATTAAGTTTTGCAAATTGTCTGTGATTTCTTTCCCTTTAAATACTGACTTGCTACTCTTGAAGTCTCGAATAATCACAGAATTATCTTTATAAACGAAAAGTTTATCGATGTAACCCCTAATAGCATACCTTATTCCATTCTCTGGCTTGTTTATTTCCAGATCAAAAAATCTTTCAGATTCCGCTAGGACAGGACTTTCTTCAGAGTCCCCAAAAAAATCACATCTTAATCCATTTACGATCATTTCATCTATTAGGTCAAGGTTTTCTTGGTTATTAACATTTAATTCAATAGCTTCCTGTTTTACTTGCTTAGCTACAACGCTCGTATTCCATATAGTGCCCTCTTTGATTATTTTATTAAATTCTCTTTTATGTTTGTCTCCCAAAAGTTCAAATACATTGTGACATATTGTTCCCCTACTCGATCCATCATTACCAGAATCAGGCAGTTTTAGTTTGTAATTGCACCAATAGGTCCAACTGCATGTTTGCGCAGTTTTTATTCTACTTGCGGAAAGTTTTGTTATTTCACTCATTATTTATTATTTTTTTATTTTTTAAAAGAGACTTCGGTAAAGATTTACTTATTTCGTTTACCTTATCTATTATAAAATTTTGTTGATTTTTTGTATTGAGATTTTTTAATTTTTTATTCCAATTTTTAAAGTCGGATGAAGTCATGTCTCCAAAATCTTTTTTTGTCGGAAGGCAGATGGAGATCTTATCTGGGTTGTAATAATTTAAAAGCTTGAGGTAATTTTTTATACTAGCATTTAACCCTCTATTTTCAGGAGAATTTTGGTCGTTATTTAAGGATATTATTATTCTTTTCACATTCAAGGATAAAGTTGCGCAAATCAATTTTGTGGATATATCAAGGCCAAATGTAACTAGGACATTCTTGTACCCATATTGATTTAAGTTTAGGAGGTCTCCAATACTTTCTACGAAGATAATTTCTCCAGAATCTTCTATAGATTTTTTAAATTCTTCGTTTACATATAAGGGATAAACCCAATTCTTTTTTCTGCCTATATGCTTCCATTTCGGTCTATTTCCGTAAGACGCCATATCTCTACCGGAGAAGCCATATATTTGATTATATTGATTGTAAATTGGGAAAATAAATCTACTATTTAATTTTCCACTTGTGGCGTATCCACCTTTAAGTGATTGAAGTATTTCTGAGTCAATACCTTTATCATTATAGAATTTATAATGAGGTAGTAGTTTTTTAAGGCAATCTTCTGGGTATATTTCTTCCATTTCTATTTTTTCTGAATAGTTAACTTTGTTATAATTTAATCCCAAATCTTCTTCTTCAAGGAATTTCGACAATTGATTGGGGTCGTTGGTTCCTAGTGTAATTTCTACAAGCCTTTTTAAGGGAGAGAATGGGCTGTTTTCTACATGATCTTTCCAGACCCCTGTATTTTTGTATATTTGTATTGCTGTTTTGTTATCGCCATTCCTGAATACAGCATTAGTTTGCCAATACGAACCTCTATCTTGCAGTTTGTATCCAAGATTAAGTAAGCAATCTTTGATTTTTTCTTGAGATATCATATATTCGGCAACTCTTCCATAAAGCCTTGAACCGCTTCAACCCCTTCTGACTCCATGTGGGATACACAATCTTGAAGGTCACCCCTCTCTTCTATGTTAAAGTTCTCCATATGTAGGTTTATGTAATTTTTTCTTTTTGTTCCATCTGGCATTTCGATTGGCTGAAGGGCTCTATGAACGTTTTCGCCGAGCCATCTGTATTTCAAGCATATGAATTTGTGGGTCCCAAAACCTTCCGCCTCAGACTGAATTTCATCCATTGTCTTTTGCCTAAGCAAAAAAAGATGAGAGCAAAACTGGGTTATTTGATCGGATAAAGAGACTATGCTTTCATCGTCAACCACGTTGTCCGAGTTCCTGTTATTTGTAATCCCCAACCTGTTACTCTGGACGCTCGTTAGCATTGATACTACAGGGCCTTCATTAAAGCACAACTCTTTTTGAATGAGCTGCTTAAACTTATCAACCATTCTTCCGACCGTCTCCCATGAACTCACCCCATTTTGTCTTTCGTAACTAGTTTTAATATAATCAAAACTAAATATCATTTCTTTTCCTCTACCTATTTCGGAAAAGTAGAACCTTCTAATTATATTTAGCATGCTGTCAACCGAGTGTCCGGCTACATTATAGTAGTAGAATTTAAAATTTTTTATTTTCTTCCACGTTTCCCTAACTTTATTTATTACTTCTTCCCCTGCCTGCCTCCATCTTCCGGTTTCTAGTAAATTCATAGGCACCCCAGATAAAGCTGAGCATTGGCGTATAATCAATTCCTCTTTGCTCATTTCTCCGTTGTCGAAGTGTAGGATTGGAACATTATTGTTTCTTGCTGATACTTTAGTACAAAAGTCCATACAGAATTGTGTTTTACCAACTCCTGCGCGAGCTACAACAACCGTTATGTTGCCAGGCCTTAAAAGAGATCCATATAATTCATTAACTCTCTGATGAGGACCCATTAGACCAAATTGGGTTATTGGGTTATTTCCTCTTTCTTCAATAAAATCTTCCATTTCATCGAATAAATTTTCGGGTTGATTTGAGCCTATTTCGTATAAATTAATTTTATCGTTATATATTTTATCCGCCTCGCTAACTATATCGTCAAATGATGCGCCAGAGGAGATAGATTTCATATTTTTGGCAACATCAATTGATGCGTCATGTATTTCTCTTCTTACAGTAATTTTTTTTAGTTCCTTGGCGGCTTTGATTACTCCGTCTTTTGAGATTTGCCTCATAGATAAAGCTTTGATGTAATCCGATATATTTATATTATCCTCAAAGGAAATATTTAATGACTGAACTCTTTGAGATAATAAAACTTCATCTAAAATTTCTGAAGATTCTAAAGACTGCCTTAGGACGCAATAAATTGTTTTATTTACTATGGAGTTTTTGTCAAAAAAGTCTTTGTCTTCTATGAATGCTGCAATTAATGGATATGTCTCAGGGAACTTTATTAATCCAGCTATTAAGTGTTGTTCTAATTCGTAGGAATATATCATTATTCCATAATATCATAAACAACCTTTAAAGTCAAGGGTTTTCTTCGTCGCCTAAGTCTTTGGGGAAATTTAGTTCTATCTCTTGCGCGGAGAGCTGCTCAATGTACTGCGTCAGGGATTGACGTAACCCTAGTTCTATGATCGCAGAATTAGTTTTTGTTATAATCGACGGTATTCCATCTTGGTTGACATAAGACAATATGAAACCGCTATCCCCTTGTCCTGATCCAGTCAACTCAAAGAGTTGGGATATAATGCTCTCTGGGAGAGAGAATTTAGATAAGTTTTCTGGATCAATAAAATCTTCGCTCATAATATATTATACACCAATTAAAGATTAACACCAAAAGTTTTAAATATTTCTTCATCAAGCTCGCTTTCTTTATACACCTCTACCAAGTGGATGCCGTTGAGTTCGCAAAATCTAAGTTTATCAGAGTCTCTTCTGAGTTGATTTATATAGTTAATTTTATTGCCTCCATGAAAAAATGGTACATACCTCGTGTGTTGTTGCCCTTGAACTTCTATCGCTATTTTTTTATTAGCATTATAAAAATCAAGAGATAGCTTGGTCCCTGCAATAGGAAACTCTTCAAAGACTATATGCTTAATCCAATATTTTTTTAAAAACTGCTTCGTATTAAACTGTATTTTACTCCTACTCTTGCCGTCCCAGTCTATTAAGAATTTTTTAGACTTTTTTACTGTTCTTTCTGCTCCGGTTAAGGTTTTAAAGCGCATTAGTTAATTTTTTAAAATCCTCATAAAGGAAGCTAGACAGCTCTTCATTATCTTCCAGGAAATCTATAACTCTTTGCTCTCCTTGAAACTTTTCATTTATCTCTAGACCTTTTTCTTTTAATTCTTTTATTAAATCTTCTGAAACAGATATCCATGCTCCCTTTTTTTGTATTAAGTTGAATAAATAAAGCATGTCTATAATTTCCCTGGCCCTCCAGATGGATTTACCACATTTTTGTCCGTACTTTATTGGGTACCTCACAGTTGAGCCAGTTCTTTCGTTAACGCTTTTTCTGAATTTTATCTTACAATAATGCCCTATAGGCTCACCTTTGGCTTCTAGAGTGGTGGCAGTAGGATTTTTAAACATCATATCAGAAGTGTATCTTTCTTGAAACTCAAGAATGAAGTTTGCGTAATGCTTTACGGCATTACCTCCAGCTTCCTTTGTTTTTGGCCCACCTCTTGAGGCGTAAGGGTTTGTTGCCACTTCAACTCTAACTTGGCTTGTTAGTATCATTGTGTGACCCATTTTTGTTATCGGTAAGACCATTTTCTTTAAAAAAACAGAAGTTATTAGCGCTCCCCCTGCAACTTGCTCGGATTCCGCAAAAGGTTTGTCTATATCACCAATTCGACATAAAGCATCGACGCTATCGATGATAAACATGTATTTCTTGTCGTCTTCATTATTGAACACAAGTTCCCTGATCAGCTCAAAAACTTTTTCAAAGATATTACAATCGAAGACGAAGAATTTTTCAGGGTTAGTGTCAATTCCGGACCTCTCTATCATTTCTGGACTAAATCTTCCTTCGCTTTTAATGTAGATTATCATTCCGTTTTTATGAAAATGTTTTTGAAAGTTTCTTGCGAAGGCCATTGCACAACTCGTCTTTCCTCCTTCGTTTATGCCCGTAAACCTATGGGCGCCACTGGGTAGACCTCCTCCTAGCGCTATGTCTAAATTTAGGCTCCCGCTAGAGATTTTATAATCTTCGCTATCATGAAAATTGTAATGATATTTTTTATTATCTTTATCCTCGAGGAATTTTGTAATCTGATCTGTTGTTTTTATTTCTTTTATTTTAGTCATCTATAAATTGTCGTATTGTTTTTGCCTTTTTCGATAAGATCTTATCTCTACCGGTTTTTTCCTTCAGAATAATTTCTTGTTTTTCGGGTATTTTGTAATTGAATTCTCTATACTTTCTTCTAAGAATAAACAAACCTTTTTCGGATCTTATAACCGCTAAAGATGGAACTTTGCGTATTCTAACTTTCTCCCAGAAGCCTAAATTAGGAAAAATTTCAATAAGAGAATTTAAAAGCTTCATTTCTCGAGCCCAGAAAAATCTTTTTTCTTTTTTTGGCTCAACTACTAATCTTTTAATTAAGTTTTTCTTATTTATTTTCTTCACCCAGATATTTTAGGGTAAAACAGGAGCAAAGTCAAGCAATAAATTTGTAATCCGGTGCAAATGTTCTATATTTAGAGTTATCCATCCTTTGATCGATAATTTTTTTTATTTTTAAAATGTAGGTGTTTTGCATCGCTTCGGGGTTTAAGTCTGAGTGGTTTGACTCAAGTTCTCCGCTTATCTTTGCAAACAGATCAATCTGTTCTCGGGTATAGTCTTCTAGCTTTGTATACTGGTGAAAGCCTTTAGTTTTGCAAGGTATTTTTAATATAAATGTATTTGATCCAGTTTTTTCTATTTTTATTAGAAATATTTTTTTATTTTTTAATTCTATATTTTCTTCCAGTAGTTGATTCTTTTGGTCTATGAGTTGGGATATTTTATTTTTAAGGGCTGGATTCGGATCAGGTTCTTGGCGGTTTTTTAACCTTTTGTTTTCAGACTCTATTTCTGAGATCTGGTCTTTTATAGATCTAAACCTGTTTGTGTTCGCTAGCATTTCAGACTTTATTGACTCTATTATATTTTTGCTTTTTTCATGTTTTTGGAAAACTTCTTTTATTTCACCAGAGCTCTTAATCTCTTCTTCCGCCCTATTTAGAATGTTTAGTTTTTCAGCTTTAATATATTCTATATCTTTTTTGATATTAAGCTTTTGATCTTCGAGGGACTTGATTTCTGATAAAATTTCAGAAGTATCTTCTTTTTCTAAAATTTCTTTTTCAGATTTTAACTTCAATTTTCTTAATACCTCTTTATTTTCTGATATCTTTTCTTTGTATTTTTTGATTTGATCTTCTTGCAGTTCTATTATCTCATTCTCTTGTTTGATATCTTTTTTTCTCTCCTCAATATCAGACTCTTCTTGGTTTAGTATTTTTTTTGTTATTTCTAATTCCGACTGTTTCTTGATGGCTTCTTTTTCACTGATGGTAAATTTTGGAAATCGCCTTGATAAACTAATGTGCGCAGCCAAAACTAAAAGAATTGCAAGTGGGTCAAAAACAAAAATTAATATTATTATTACTATTCTAACAGCTTTTCCTACGTCGAATTGCATTCCTGTGAAATCAGATATGAGCTCGGCCACATATTTTATTGGACCAACTTCCGCTTCAAGCTGCCTTGCTCCGTCGTTATGATTAAACTTTTCTTGTTCTAGTTCGTCGATTTCATCTAAGGTCTTACTTATGTTTTCGTTATAAACTTGAACTTTCGACTCAGAATCTCCAGGCCTCTCAAATCCTATAGATTGATATTCTTGCACCCTTTCTCTTATTTTTGATATAAGGTCTGAGGTCTCTTCTCTGTGTTTCGATATTCTTAAGTCTGCCGCATTAATTTTAGATGTCAAGCTTTCTCTTTCAAGTTTTTGTTCTAGAATTTTTGCTTCTAAATCTTTTTTCTTGCTTGAGAATAGTCCGCCTGATTTATTTTTTATCTTATCTAAATCTTCATTTAATTGAGATAGTCTATTATTTAGCGATGCGATAATTTTGTTGTCAATCTCTATATCTTTTTCTAATTGAGATGAAAGTTGTTCTATTTTTTCTTGCTCAATCTTTATGTTTTCTGCGGTTTTGTCTCCTAGATTTTCGGAGCTCGCCTCTTTTTTTTGAATTAATTCTTTTTGCCTTTTTATATATTCGTTTTTTCTTTCTATTTTATTTTCAATTTGAGCAACTAGCGCTTTTGATTTTTCCGCGGTTTGCTCATGTTCAATATGAGATTTTGATAAAAATCCAAAAATACCCATGCTTGTTATGCCCATTAGTACTAATATTGCTGAGAATAAATAGAATTTAATTAATCTTGGGGCAGATTTCCAGTTCCTGTGGAGCCATATCGAGGCTATTATTTTACCCACTTCTAGCACAGAGCCCATAGCTATTACTGCGTACATAGAACCCGGGAATATTGTGGCAAGTCCGATTATGCTAAAATAGGCGGCTATTAATGAAATACTTAAAGCCGAAATCAATGTTGTTATTGCAAAAATCATATTTAAAGGTGTTGAATGTTAATTTTAGGTATTAATTTAAGATTACACCTATTAGTCAAAATATTCTGATAATTTTACAGTTATAGTTTGTCCATTCTGTAGGCTTATTACAGCAAATACAGCTCCATCGTGCGCCCCCCCAATTTCTTCGTATTGGTTTAGTATTTCCCCAATCATTTCGCCGTGATTTGTGTGAACTATACATATTTTTTTCTTTTCATCTGACATACAAAAGTATACACTACTCAGTTTTTCCAAAAAGCCCAAAGTTGACTTTAGACTTTTATTAGACTTTACTTTGACTTTTGTGTACCATAATAGATGAGTAAAAGAAAATACGTAAAACGCTCGAACTATTGGGATAAGTTTAATAAAGCCAATTCAAAAGATATTAGCGATTTTATAAAATCACAAGAAGTTGCTCCCAGTTCTCATGGAGAGCCTTACTACGCTGAGTCTAAGGCTAGTTATAATAGAAGTTCTTCTAAGTCAGAAGAATTTGTGTCTAGGAGGAATTCTACTCATAAAGCTGATAAGAAATTTAGGTTTTCTCACATATCCGGAGGTATGCTTCCATATAATTATGGATCGGATGGAGTTAATGTTAGGGATTCTATAGAGTTGTGCCAAAAGGCTTATGCGAATATATCTGTATTTAGGAATGCTATTGACGTGATGTCAGAGTTTGCTAATTCTAATATTTATCTAGAAGGTGGGACTCAAAAGTCTAGAGATTTTATATACAAGTGGTTTGATAAAATTAAATTATGGAATTTGAAAGACCAATACTTTAGGGAATATTACAGAAGTGGAAATATATTTTTATACAGAGTTGATGGAAAATTCTCGCAAACAGATTTTGATAGGCTTACGAAAGTATACGGCTCAAGTTTAGCTTTAAAGTCGGGTAACTTACCATTGAGATATATTTTGCTAAATCCTTATGATGTTGTAGCTAGCAAAGGCTCCTCTTTTGAGACTAGTCTTTATGAGAAAATTCTTTCAGAATATGATATAGAGAGATTAAGAAACCCAAAAACAGATTATGATATACAGGTATTTGAGTCTTTAGATGACCAAACTAAAGAAAAAATCAAAACAGGAAAATTTAACTCCGATGGAATAAGGATTAAACTTGACCCAGGCTTATTGGTATACTCATTTTACAAGAAGCAAGATTATGAACCTTTTGCGATTCCGTTCGGCTACCCCGTTCTGGATGACATTAATTTCAAGCTTGAATTGAAGCAGATCGATCAAGCTATATGCAGGACAATAGAGAACGTCATATTATTAATAACAATGGGCGCGGAACCAGATAAGGGCGGAATTAACCCTAGGAATATGGAGGCAATGCAGAGTTTATTTAAAAACGAAAGTGTTGGTAGGGTCTTAGTTAGCGACTACACCACCAAAGCTTCTTTTGTAATTCCCGATATCAGCAAGGTTGTTGGCCCGAGTAAATACGAGGTTATTAATAACGATATAAAGGAGGGTTTACAGAATGTTATAGTTGGCGATGAAAGGTATAGCAATACGCAAGTTAAGGCTAAAATTTTCCTAGAAAGACTAGAGGAATCTCGAAACGCTTTTATTTACGATTTCCTTCAACCTCAAGTTAAGATGGTTTGCCAGAATTTAGGATTCAGGAAGTACCCAAAAGTTAAATTTGAACAGACTGATATAAAGGACGAGGTTCAACTACAGAGAGTTGCTACCAGACTTATGGAGTTAGGTATACTGACCCCAGGACAAGGTATGGATGTTCTAGAAAAAGGTCATTATCCTAAGCCCGAAGAAATGAAGCAAGCTCAAGAGGATTATATCAATGAGAGGAAGTCTGGTATGTATAACCCCATTGTTGGTGGCGTTCCAATGGTTTCCAGCGAAGAAGTTCGGGGTGGCGAAGAGGGGAGCGAGATTAAAAAAGAAGTGGGTAGACCAACAGGTTCTTCAGGTATACCTCAAGAGTCAAATAGTTCTGAGTTAAATTTATTTTCTAGAGAGAATTTACAGAATATTATTTACTCAACAGAGTCTTTAAGGCAGAGTGGTTATTCAGAGATGAGGAATAAATTGAAGAAAAAAAGGCTTAAAAGGGCAGAGAAGAATATGATAGATGAGTTGTGTCAGTCGGTTATTATATCCGAGCCCAGGGAGGATTGGGAAGAAAAGCTTTTTGCGTGCATAAGAGATCCAGATCATATAGAGTCACTTAACTCAAAAAGCGAGATTAGGGAGTTGTCTGCTCAGCATGAGTTAGATTTGTACTCAGCAGCGCTTTTGTATTATAGTAAGAAGGGGGATTAAGGGGTGGGAGCTTTCGAAACTTTCGTAAATGCTAATTTAGGCATCAGGAAGCCTTTAATTAGTGACTCCGGACCACCTTCTGGTAGCGCTAAGGCGGCAGGGGTTGTAGGTTCTCATTATATAGACATAGATACTAATGATATATATGAAAAGACAGGAGAGAATAATACTCAAGACTGGGCTAAAGTTAGGAAGTTAGGACAAAGTTTAAACGATGCCATACAGGCCCAGAGAACTTTCTCAACTTCGTTAATCATACCAACTGGAGTAGACACTTTATCTTATGATTATTCTAATATAGGCGACTCTTCCAGTTATTCGAGTCCGCCGCAGGTAATGGTTGGCATGAGAGTGAACGAAGAGTCAGACTTCTTTTATATTCATTCCACATTTAATGTATCCTCAACTGGTTTTAATGTGGCATTTTCTGATAAAATTTTAGAAACAGGTAACTATTTAGATATTTCCATTCATAAAGATTAATATTTGTGTAAAGTAGCTTATATGAATATTGTCTTAACCGCTTCATTTAAGAATGGGATTTTTTGCAATGGACTGCAACAGAATATCGTATTCTTAGCTGAATTACTAAAAAAACTCGGGCATAACCCAATGATTTGCGTAGATCATGGTATTGATGAATGTATTGACCCCCCTTCAGGTATACTTATACTTGAGAAAATGGAAATCTTGGAATACTCTAATGATCTAGATTTCATTCTTCAATGCGGGTGGAGCTTAGATAGCGAGATTATTGATTACATAAAAAGCAGAAAGCCTGCATGTAGGAATGTTCACGTTTTGTACGGAAACTCTTTACTAGCGGACGTAGAAAGGTGCTCCTGGGATACTCATGTAGCAATCGCTCCATATCTAGTTGACCAGGTTTGGATCTCCCCTCATTATGGGTTTTCTTTTAATTATTTTAAGGCGTATTATAAAACAGAAAATGTTTTTGAATTGCCGTATATATGGTCTCCTAAATATTTAAATATACACGAGAAGGCTTGGAACAATCAAGGCTTTTCGTGCTTTTATGAGCCGGGCAGCGAGAAGAATATAGCAATTCTTGAGCCCAATTTAAATATAACCAAGCACTGCCTTCCTTCGATCATGATTGCGGATAAAACTTTTAGAGATTTTGGTGATTGCATTGATATGGTTAGCGTTTACTGTTCTACTAAATTAATGAATAAAAAATATTTCAAAACATTAATGTGGAATCTTGATATAACGAAGGCTGGCAAAATAGAGTTTGCACAAAGGTCTAAAATTAGTAAAATTTTCGCAAGAGATTGCAATGTTGTTGTTTCGCATCAATTGTTGAACGCCTTAAATTATACATATTTAGAATCTTTGTATTTAGGTATACCTTTGGTTCATAATTCAGAATTTATAAAAGATGCTGGATATTATTATTCAGATTATGATATAAATGGTGGCTCTAAGGCATTGCATAATGCATTAAGTAATCACGATTATAACTTAGAGGAGTATAGAACTAAATCAGAGAAAATTTTAACTAAGTATTCTCCCGAAAACTTATCCGTAATAGATAGGTACAAAAAGCTTTTATCGTGAAAATAGGTATAACTTTAGATATGTCCATATCTTTCTGGGCAAATGGGATGCAGCAAAATATTGTTTTTCTCTATAGTGTGTTAGAGAGGGCTGGATTCTCCTGTTTTTACATAACCAATAAGCAACCTTCTTCTGCGCTAAATAAGAGGCATAAAGGGTTATTGCTTGATGATGTGATGAGGGATGATAGCGAAAGTTTTGATGTTCTACTTATCGCTGGATTTAATTTGCTTCCAGATATGTATGAGCGGTTGAAATCTAGGAATTCTGGTATGAAAATTATATTTGTGCATTTTGGGAATAAACTGATGGATGATATCCATTACGCAATATCTTTCCCCGAGACAAGAAAGGAACCTATAGCAAAAACAAAATATATCGATGCTGTATGGGTATACCCTCATCACAATTTTTCTAAAAGCTATTTATCTTCTTACTACGAAATAGACAATATCGTTGAGGTCCCTTATATATGGGATTCATTCTTTTTGGAGGATAAGGTTAAGGTGATAAAATCGAAGGGATTTAATCCATTTTTTCAAAAAAAAGACCAATACTCAGCTTGCGTTTTCGAGCCAAATATATCTCACATTAAGAATTGCATAATTCCCATTAATATATGCGAGACTTTTGATAAACTCTTTCCCGGTGAACTTAAATCTGTGAATATATTTTCGTGCGAGCATTTAAGGAAGAGGCCCTTTTTTAATAAATTAATGAAGAATATGAGGATTGTAAATAAGGATAATTTTTGTTTTTTTAATAATAAATGGGGATTCGCTGATGCTGTTAGTAAGTTTGGAGAAATAATAATAACACATCAATCTTATAGCGAGTTGAATTATTTATATTTCGAATCATTATATTTAGGTTTACCGCTAGTTCACAATTCTTCTATGATACAAGAGTATGGATATTATTATCCTGAATTTGAGGTTGATTTTGGGGCAAAACAGTTAAAGGTTATTTTAGAAAGTCACGAAAAATGCATAGATAAATATAAAGAAGATTCCAAGAAGCTTTTCAAGGAATATAGTCCGTACAATCAATTAATTATAGATAAATATAGATTTTCAATTAATGACTTATTTAAATAAAATATCAAAGTGTTTTTATATAAATTTAAGACGAAGACCCGATAGGTTATCTCACATAAATCAATCTTTGACTTTTTTAGCCGAAAGGTTTAATGCTGTAGACTCAGAAGAGATTACGGTAACCGAGGAGGTTAGGGAGCTATTTCCAGAAACCTTTAAGAAAAGGAGTAAGGCTGAAATTTGCTGCGCAATAAGTCACTACAGGCTATGGAGGAAGTTGATTCAGGATAAAGATTCTAGAAATTACTTGATCATGGAGGATGATACTTGTTTTAAGGTGAAGGAATTTAATAAAATATGGAATGAGGTTTTTTCGAAGAAAATGCCGCTTGATTATTCTTTGATTTTTCTAGGGGGTTGTCAACCTTGGAATGAGCCTCATTACAAGGAGGTGTTAAGGCCTTATAATTCTTTTTATAATAGGGTTAAGGAGAATGATTATTTTTCCAAAGGGGATAATTTTTGGCACATGAATGCAAATTCATACATCATAAGCAAGCAGGCTGCTAGTTTGTTGTGTCAATGGGTTGAGCAGAATGGTATGGACTGCGGTGTGGATCATTTTATGATTAAATTCTTTAATGGAAATAAAATTTTTAAAGCACCTCAATCGATATACCATTTAAATCCTCTTGTTACCTACCAGATTCACGAAGAGGGGGGCTGCACTGAGATCGATAGTAATTCTGATATTAGAAGTAGTCGAGTAACTTTTTAATATTCAATAATGAGCGCAGATAAAGTACCAAAACAAGGGGCTGATGGACTGGCGGATATCAAGGGGCTATTGAGACCTAGGAGGACCAAGCTCACAAAAAAAAGATACGGTGGGCATAATGATGGTGGTTATGTTTTGATTGAGGAAGTTTTTAATCAAGCGGAAGTTGTTTATTCTTACGGCATAGATGATTCGGAGGATTCGGATTGTTTTGATTTAGCGTGTTCTGATTTGAATAAAAAAGTGTTCATGTTCGATGGCACAATTAATAATTACGAAACAAAGCGGGCGAATATGTTTTTTAAGAAAGAAAACGTTACTGAAGATAATTTCGAATCACACCTACTCTTGCAAAATAATATCGAGAAAGATAATATGATCCTTAAGATGGACATAGAGGGCTGCGAATATCCTGTTATAGAGAAAAATATTAATTTAATTTCTAAATGCTTTAGCATGGTTTGCGTGGAATTTCATGGATTAAATAACCCAGAATTTTATAGATATAAAGATAAGGGGTTCGTAATAAGGTTATTGCTTGAGAATTTTGATATTTTCCATATGCACGCAAATAACTGGGTCGAAAGAAAACATTTGATTCCAAATGTTATTGAGATATCTTTTGTAAGGAAGGGTTTTTGCTTAGAAGAGCTAGATGGCCCTTACCCAGTCAAGGGGTTAGATTTTCCTAATTGCGTCGGTAGAGAAGATTATAAACTAGATTGGTGGATCGAGTCTCAGTTTGATTTTCCAAATATAAAGGACATAAAACCTGCGCAAATCACAAAAAAAATACACTTATCCTGGAGGGATAAAAATGTATTAAACGGAGACTATCAATTAATTAATAAGGGGGCAAGGAAATTGCAATTATTGAATCCTGACTGGGATGTGGTTGTATATGATGACGAAGACATTAACGGGCTACTTAGGGACACTATAGGAAAAGAAAACTGGGACTTAATTAAGGATAAGAAGATTACCGAAAAAACAGATCTCTGGAGGTTAATAAAAACTTACAAGGAGGGTGGAATGTATATTGATATTGATCGATATATAGATACTCCAATATCTGAAATTATGAATACAAGCACTTCAATGGTTTTACCAACTTTTCAGGATGTTGATTTTTCACAAGACTTTATATTGACTTGCCCCAAGAACCCTATAATTGGTAGAGCTATAGTTAATAATTTAAATTATAGAAAGAAGGGTAAGTCTTTGTTTTTTATGGCCGTACAGTCTTATATGCATTCTGTTAGTGAAGTTTTAACTGGAAGTAAGATTGACAGAGGGGATAATGAGGAGTACTTCAATAAAGTTAGAAGTGGGATCCAAAACTGCGAATATCTCGAGACCTACAAGGAGACTGGCCCAAGCGATCATATATTATATAGAAACTTGAATAATAATTTTGATATGAATATATTTGAGAAAGATAAGGCTGATTTTTATAACGAAGAAAATGTTGTTCATTGGAATGCTGATACTAGAAAAAAACACGAATCGATTAAATTGCAATCTAGTCTTGAGTATGATATCAAGAAATATTATTCTAATTTAGGCGAGAATTTTATTTTTGAAGGAGGAGATAATTCTGTTGAGAATGAAGAACAATCTAAAAGATTAATTAAATTATGCGAAGAATATAATTGCAAAAATATTATGGAAATCGGATTTAATGCAGGTCATTCTGCGGATTTGTTTTTAAGTATGAATAATGATATTAAATTAACTAGCTTTGATATTGGCGTTCATAAGTATGTTGATTATGGTAAGAAGTTTATAGATAATAAATATCCAGGCAGACATAACTTAATATTGGGTGATAGCGCAAGAACAGTAAAGGAATTTTATAAAGAAAATCCAGGTATTAAATTTGATTTAATTTTTATTGATGGAGATCATAGTGAAATCGGAGCAATTTCAGATTTATTTAATTGCCAAAAATTAGCTGACAATAAAACGGTAGTTGTTATGGATGACACACGCAATAATCATCCAATGCATTCTTGGAATATTAATGTGAATCGCGCTTGGAGAAAATGTATCTCAGCTGGAATGATAGATGTTATAGATTCCGAGGATTATGATAAATCTGATTCTTGCCCAAGGGGCCAGAGCTGGGGAAATTATATTATAGAGAAAGATGAAAATCTGTTGGTTGCCGTTGAGCAATTTAAAAAAATGAAGTATCATTGGGGAGATTTGGTTGACGATGATAGCTTGAAGTTTATTAGCGATCAACTAGAGCAGCCCCAGTTAAGTAATAGGAGTTTTGATTGTTATTATCCTGGAGGTAAAATTGCAGTGGTTAGTTTATATACTGATGAAATAGCTGACTTCGCACACTACTCAGAAAAAAATATTCGACAATATTGCAAAAAACACAATTATACTTTTTATGTTTATCGTGATAAAATAGAAAAGAATTCTAGCCCAAATTGGTCAAAAGCAGGTTCGATATTGAATCATATCAGTGATCATGAATATATTGTATGGATTGATTCTGATGCATTGATATTTGATAAAAATAAAAAATTTGAAACTATTATAGGTAAGTGCGCTAAAAATAAATATATAATTGCATGCGAGGATATTGGTAAGAATTCAATGCTAAATTCGGGTGTTTTGATATTCAAGTCAGATAGTTATACTGAAAATTTAATAAAAAAATGGAGAGACTTTGATGGCAATAAATCATCTCTTTACGCAAGCGGTGGGGATCAAGAAATTTTATGCAGAATCTTAAAGGCTAGTGATGGTTTTGGTTTTAATAGGAAGGTGTTTCCTATGAGTGAATTTAATACAGATCCACGAATGATTGATGATGAAACTTTTATTGTTCATTTTATGGCATACCCTTCTCATTTGAAAAAAATTTTTATAAGGTATTTTGTTTCCAAAACAATTGATGACAGTGTATTAAGTTAATATGAGAAGCTTCCAGACAAAAAACAAAGGTTAATATTATGGCAAAAAATAAAGTATATTTAATAAAAAGTGGAGAAAACTCTTTTGTAGAAGAAACTGAGGGTGTTTTAGGTATTAGCGGTGGGAAGTTTGGTTTCGGGACAACTAGCCCAGAGGCCGATGTACATATCAGCGGAAATACTCAAATAGATGGAGATCTCTCAGTTAAGGGAAATTTCTCAACAGTTAATCAAACAACCGTACAAATTGACGATAAGAATATTGAATTGGGGTTTGTCGATTCGCCAACCAATTTAACTGCAGACGGTGGAGGCATCACTCTAAAAGGAGCTACCGATAAGACTATAATTTGGCAAAATTCAAACTCGGCTTGGAATTTCAGCGATAGCATACATATTGATTCAGAGAAAAGTATTTCAACAAAAGAAATAAAAGGTGTGAATTTCTCAGGATTAAACTTGTTGGATGAAAGTGGTAGTGGAGTTTTTATAAAAAGCGGAAGAATTGGGGTTTTGAATGATTCCCCAGCTTATGATTTAGATGTCTCTGGAAGTGGTAATTTTTCCGAAGGTCTTTATGTAGATGGAAATGCTGTTGTTACCGGTGAGGCTGGGAAGTGGAGAGACGGGGTGAGCGCTGGAGATATCACTTATACAGGAGGTAAAGTTGGTATAAGTAATGATTCCCCAGCTTATGATTTAGATGTCTCTGGAAGTGGTAATTTTTCCGCAGGTCTTTATGTAGATGGAAATGCTGTTGTTACCGGTGAGGCTGGAAAGTGGAGAAGTAATAGTAATATTGGCGAAATAATTTATACAGGAGGTAACGTTGGTATAAGTAATGATTCCCCAGCTTATGATTTAGATGTCTCTGGAAGTGGTAATTTTTCCGCAGGTCTTTATGTAGATGGAAATGCTGTTGTTACTGGTGAGGGTGGAAAGTGGAGAGACGGAGTGAGCGCTGGAGATATCACTTATACAGGAGGTAACGTTGGCATCGGAACAGATAACCCAATTAGAGATTTTTACGTAGATGGAGACGCTCGTATCGATGGGGATCTAGAGGTTAACTCTCAATTTAAAGTCGGTCAATATGGGGCCATTGGAGATTCGCAACCTATCGCTCACGGAGATATCATGAAGTGGGATTCCACAAATTCAAAATGGTCAGTAGGTTCAAATATTCCTGGTGGACTAGTAACGGGAGAGGTTCCCTTAGGGTTTATTCAAGCTTTGCCTAGCGGCAGTTCAATTTACTCAATATCATTTGTTGAAGAATACGGAGCTATACCAAGTATTTCTACAGATTTACAGATAGAAGGAGAGGGAGGTATTATTCCTTATGTATTATCAGGAGTTTCCGAAAGTGGTTATAATTTAGTTTTTTCGAGGGAAATCCCTAATAATAATTATAGAGTTCATACGACATTTGGTGGCAGGCCAGTTTACTGGAATACGGGATCCAGCGCCAGCGTTAATTATGAGGATGGGGATGTAAATATACTTCGGGATTTAACTGTTAGTGGTAATTTAACTGTGGATGGCACTCAGTTGATCGTTAATACTGAAACAATCAAACTTGAAGATCATAACATTGAAATCGCTTCAAACGCTACTTATGATTCGATTTCCGACGCTGGAATTTCTTGGGGGACGGATCCACTTGGGGGCGTTTCCCCTGTTTCTTTAACCTATACTTATGGACAAGGTTTTTCTTTCGGTGGCGGTAGTGTAGGTATTGGTACTACGAATCCTTCATCTAGATTAACAGTAAATCCTGGTAGTGTTACTAATGCTGGAACTTGGTCAGATTCTGCTTTAGCGATAACTAATCCAACAAATATTGGCTCTTATTCCCAAATTTCTTTTGGTTATACTGTCGGAACAATAAATGCAGCTGCTTATTTGGGGTTCGTGTCTACGAATCAAGGCTCTAATGGTTATGGAGATCTAGTATTTGGCACTCGCTCCGTAAATACAGACACTGCGCCTACTGAGAGAATGCGCATAAATTCTAACGGCAACGTAGGTATTGGTACTACGAATCCTGATGCTCCACTTACCATATCAAGAACGCATACCAATGGTTCACCTGGTATAGATAATTTTATTACCTTAGATGCCACCGAAAAGTCGGGCCAAAATTTAGAGGCTGGTGATGGGGTGGGTATACTCTTTAAAGTTCCTGTCGAGTCACAATCAAGTAGTGTCGGAGCAAGAATCGCAGCTGTTCGTGAGGGCGGAACTGAGAATGCTACAAGCACAGAGTTAGTATTTCAAGTTTCTCAACAAGATGAAACACTTGATGAAGCAATGCGCATTGATCGCGACGGCAACGTAGGTATTGGTACTACGAATCCTGAGAGCGTGCTACAGGTTCAAGGGAAACAAGAATACGCTAATTCAGCAAGTGATTTAGCCACGTCTGTTACAAAAAGTGCTTTGCGAGTTCGCGGAAGTAATAACTCGAGTGACTCTCTCTGGATGGGAGTTGAGAATGTAAACGCGAATCCATATATACAAGGCTCAAATGGAAGCGGTAGTAATGCAAAAAATATTTCAATTAATCCGTTTGGCGGCAACGTAGGTATTGGTACTACGAATCCTGGTGCTAAATTAGATATATCAAGTTCATCTACAAATATTGATATTTTAAGCACTGATGGTGATTTTGTAAATATTAGAAACCAAAATTCTACAACCAACAACTTCTCTTCAATAGGGTTTTTTGATAGTAGTAATGAATTAACGAGTAGGATTGCTTCTATTAGAGGAACTTCCAACGGGCGTGGTTCTCTAGCGTTTATAAACGGACAAACATCGGATGGTTTAAAGGTAGAAATGATGCGTATCACCTCCGACGGCAACGTAGGTATTGGTACTACGAGTCCTGGTGCGAAGTTGGATATAGCTGTTTCCTCAGGTGACGCCGCCTTATTAGTAAGAAATGCTACACAAACATTAAGGTTTGATCAAAATAGTATAAGAACAAGCACTAGTAATGATTTAGGTATATTTACTAGTGGAAATTCAGGTCAAATATATTTAAAACAAAGTAATGGTAATGTAGGTATTGGTACTACGAATCCTAGTGCGAAACTAACTCTCCCAGCAAGCGAATCTATTTCGTTTGATGACAGTTCTGGAAATAGTAAATGCGAAATTAATTCAGGTGCAGCAGGAACTCTACAACTACAAGGAGATTTGGACTTAAGATTTAAAACAACTGTTGAAGCAATGCGTATCAACTCCAACGGCAACGTAGGTATTGGTACTACGAATCCTAGTGCGGGTCGGTTAGATGTGTGGCAAACAGAGAGTACCTCGGATTCGTGTATTAAAACTGTAAGACCTGGGACTGCAGAGAGAACACATTTAGCTTTTTATAACGCTAACGGTATTGTCGGCACTATAGAGGCAGGTGGTACTACTACATCATACAATACTAGCTCAGACTACAGATTAAAAGAAAATGTTGTCGAAGTTGATAATGCAATAGAAAGAGTTAATAAGCTTAAACCTTGTAGGTTTAATTTTATAGCAGATCCAGAAAAAATTGTTGATGGATTCTTGGCTCATGAAGTTCAAGAAGTTGTACCAGAAGCTATTTCCGGAGAAAAGGATGCCGTTAGAGAAGAAGAGTGCGAAATTGCGCCAGCAGAATTAGATGATGATGGTAATGTTGTTACTGAAGCCGAAATGGGAACGAAAGAAGTGCCTGAATATCAAGGTATAGACCAAAGTAAACTTGTACCTCTTTTGACCAAAGCAATCCAAGAACAACAGAAACTAATTGAATCTCAACAATCAAAAATCAACGACTTGGTATCTCGCGTTGAATATCTAGAATCTTAATAGAAAGAATAAAATGAAAGACCTAAACTCCGAGAACGCATTTTTTGAAAATGTTTCAACCGATAATTTAAATTTCAATAGTGTAAATAACGACACTCCTCAATCAGTTAATGATGTTCTCGCTTGGAACGGATCAAGTTGGGAAGTTAAGGCCGCCTCAGACCTTGGTGTCGGAGGAGGGGGTGGAGGAGGCTCTACGCCTTCTTCTTTTGTGTCGAATATTCCAGCTGGAGTTGAGAGTCATGCAATAACATATGGGCCTTTCAGCTCCACTCCAAAAATAGCTTCAAGTTTGGAAATAAATGGGGATGGAGAAATTATTCCATATACTATGTCTGGAGTTTCAGCGACGGGATATCACGCAATATTTTCTGACGCAACTCCAAATGCAAACTATAATATTCATACCGTTTTCGGAGGGGAATCCGCAGGATCTAGTGGGGGAGGCCTAAGCTACAACGAAGTTGTTGTAACTGTATCAGGTGCAAAGTTTTATATCGACGGAACTCAACAGTTACAACTTTCGCTTCAAAGGGGGCTTTCTTACAGATTTGACCAAAGCGATAGTACTAATTCTGGGCACCCTATCAAATTTAGCACTCTTAGTGACGGAACGCATAATACACCTGCAGGTAGTGAGTATACTGCCGGAATAGTTTATTCTGGTACTCCAGGCTCTGCTGGAGCTTATACAGAAGTAACTTTAAGCCAGAGTTCTCCTAACTTGTATTATTACTGCGAAAATCATCCTCAAATGGGGGGCAGTGCCCTTGGCGAAATAATTCTTAAGGCTAATGGCAACGTAGGTATTGGTACTACGAATCCTGCTGGTACATTAGAATTAAATAGCAGCAGTACTGATACTAACTTTTATATGGGCGGTACTCCAAGTGTTGGCACAAGAGAGCCTTGGAGGTTTCAA